GGTATTTATTTAAACGCATTTTATAGTATAACCATGCCCGTCGGTCAATTTAAAATTAAGATACCACCTCAGGCTGCAACGTTCGCTCCCGCATATTCGCGTCCTCCGTCTCCAGCGTTCGCTTCCCAACCGATACCCAACGTGCAAGTCGCTCCAATCGAAACTGTCGTGGAAGCGCCCGCAGAAACTTGTATGTACGTTCCGGTGGAAGTTTCTGCGCGACCTGCTGTAGATGTAGATTTCTTTACTGTCAATCCTCCACAGATAAAAACAGTTCCTGAAAAATCAGCCACCCCCGTCATTGAAAATTTTCTCAATAATGAGTATAACCCCCAAATGTCGACCCCCACCCCCCAGTTTAATATGTTAGTAGAGCCCACTGGCGGAGCGTACCGCCACAACGGCTATGGCCCTGAGATTGGTACGCAGCACCTGCTCTCCAAGGTAGCCGATGGCTTTGCGTCGGCTGCCCAGGACTCCCACGCCCTGTCCGGCCAGATTGGCGCCTCCACGTCCGCCACCGGAGCGGCGATTGATCGCGGTACTTTATCCAATCGTGATGCGACGGAGCGCGTCGGCCTCAGCGTCCTATCCGCGACGGAGCGCAACGGCAGCGACACCCGCATCTCCGTGGAGCGCACTGCCGCTAACGGAATGGCCACCACTGAGCGCAACGGCGGCGACACTCGCACGGCGCTATACCAGAACACGCAGGGTGTTCTATCATCATCTGAGCGCAACGGCGGAGACACCCGCACGGCCGTCTACCAGAACGGTCAGGGCGTTCTCTCTTCCGTAGAGCGCAACGGTGCCGACACGCGCGCATCGGTTTACCAGGGCATCCAGAGCGTCCTCTCGTCGTCCGAGCGCAACGGCGGAGACACTCGCACTGCCCTCTACCAGCAGGGTCAGGGTCTTTCGTCTGCCGTTGAGCGTAACGGCGGCGAGACTCGCACGTCCGTGTACCAGAACGGCCAGGGTGTGCTCAACGCCGTCCAGCAGGGATTCGGACAGGTTGGGTCAGCGGTGGAGCGCAACGGCGGAGACACTCGCACGGCGGTCTCGCAGGTTCAGGGATATGTTTCGTCGGCGGTTGAGCGCAACGGCGGAGACACGCGTGCGGCGGTTGTTGATGCGCGCTCGCAGATTGAAATGGCGCTTGGCGACACTCGCGCCCTCCTCCGTAGTGATATGATGCAGAACTTAAACGCTATTGACCGCACCGCCGCCGCAGTTGCCGTTCAGGTCGCGGCTGGGTCTCGCGACCAGCTTCTCTCCTCGAAGGACATTCTCATCCAGCAGCTCCAGGTCAAGGGCGACCTCTTACAGTTCAATAGCACTGGGTTCTCACAGGGCCGCACGGACCTCTTCCAGGTCAAGAGCGACCTGGCGATGCAGCTCAAGGAGGCTGAACTGGAGGCCCTCAAGTCGGAGGCTCGCCTCTCCAAGCAGCTGGCTGAGTGCTGCTGCGAAATCAAGGAGAAGGTGGACATGAACTCCTGCGCCATCAAGGAGAAGGTGGATGCTCGTGCGACTATCACGGATGTCCTCATCAAGGACACGGAAGCCTCTCGCCTCAAGGATGACCTCTACTACGCTCGCGAGAAGTACCTCTTCCGCCGCCGCGACCGCAGCTTCTCCCCCCGCCGTGGCCGCGATGGTCGCGATGGCCGTGATGCGCGCCGCTCGCCTTCCCCACCCCGCCGCACTTAGACATAAAATACTTTTAGGAAGGTTGCAAACGCAATCTCCATAAAAATATTGTTCATCGAAAAAGGTATCCAGGTCCATACCCTGCATAGTATCCTCCGTAGTATCCCGGGTTATAAGGTCCAGGACCATACAATCCACCTCCATAAAATCCAGGTCCGTACAGCCTAGAGCCATATAGACCGCCTCCATAAAATCCATGTCCATAAAATCCAGGTCCATAAAATCCACCGCGGTACATTGTTATACTTTATAACTTAGATAATATTATTACGGGGGTGGGTTAATCACCGTAGCCAATATATATTGTTATATGAAGGAGCTATGTAAGGGTTATATCCGAAATCGTATACCACATGTCGGTAAAATATAGGTTTAAACTTACCGCAGTAAGATACATTCCCCAAGCACTTGCACGTATCGGCGTAATAGTTGGTCTGCATTTTATATATTAGTTTCGAAAATATACGACGGGGGTGGGTTATTTAAATAACTCCTTAATATAATAAAAATGGGCGAAACTCGAGATGGTCGTGACGGTCGTGATGGAAAAGACGGATGCGATGGTAAAGATGGACCTACGGGACCTTCGGGACCTACGGGAGCCACTGGACCTTCGGGAGCCACTGGACCTTCGGGAGCCACTGGACCTGTCGGAGCCACGGGACCTGCTGGAGAATCAGGAGCCACGGGACCTGCTGGAGAATCGGGACCTGCTGGAGAATCAGGAGCCACGGGAGCCACGGGACCTGCTGGAGCCACGGGACCTGCTGGAGAATCAGGAGCCACGGGACCTGCGTTCTCTCAAACGTTCATGAATGTAAATCGCATAGTAGATCAGACCCTTGCAAGGGAGGATGCTGTTCTATTTGATTTGAATTCAATCATCTATGGTGATTGTGGACATGTAGCAGGGTCCGGTGAGCTGTACTTCTGGCGTGCTGGATACTATCATCTGTATTTCAATTTATACCACAACGAACCTTGCCAGTTTTCAGTTTTTTTAAATGGTTCTGTGTTGCCAGGTACCGCAGCAGTTGGGTCGCCGACTGCCGGATCACAGAACTCAGGTGGTTTTATATTTTTGCTGTCTCCGTCAGACTTCACATCGCTGACATTCCTGTCACCAACCGGATTTGCGGCAAAGATCCAAATCGTCAATCACACATCGTTCGTTCCCTTCGTGACTCTAAACGGTCTTGCAGGATCAGGCTCGGTAACACCCCAGCTGACCGCAACGGCAACCATATTCTTGCTTGCCTAGCTGGGGGGTGGTGAATCATCTATGGGGGTGCGTAAAATAACGTCTAACGATAAGGCATACAACATGCCAATCAGTCCTCCGTCTAGTCCCGTCGGACCTACTGTTCCGTCAGGACCTACTGTTCCGTCAGGACCTACAGGTGTGTCAGGACCTACTGTTCCGTCAGGACCTACTGTTCCGTCAGGACCTACTGTTCCGTCAGTTCCGTCAGGACCTACCGGTGCCTCAGGACCTATCGTCCCTGAGATTACGAGTTTTACGTTAGATCAAACTATCATAGAGCCCCCCGTTAAGATTACAAATAAGCAGGGAACGTCTGCCGATGGAACTGAAGTCACTCATACGACATTTGAGACGACGGATAAAACTGCAGTCGTAGACATTACAGAGAACTTGGTAGGGATTGTTACCAAACTTAACAACGATACCACGGCTCCTGGTAGTGAGAAGTCTCTTGTCCTTGCGTCCATTTCTGATTATGCATCGAAGATTCAGTGTTCCGATTTCCACGGCAAGGGAACAATTGATGATTACTCGGTGCTCTTTCAGGCAGCGTCAAAGATTGCGACCGATGCAAAGCAAATGGCTTTGGACATTGACGTACAGGGCTTCAATGAGTTTGGTGTGGCAGCAGATGAACTGAGTAAGTTATTCACAAGTTTCACTCTCAAGCTCCAGACCATCAGTATCATTGATGATTTAGTATTCCTGAAGTCTATAGCAAGTGCTCTAGCTAAGATTTGGAATCTGTCGGAAGTATTTGGTGAGTTCAAGAAGACGATTCTTGCGACGGCTACTGTTGAGTTACCTAAGTCTGCCCACGACACGAAGGTATTAGTTGAAGGCGTCATGGATGAAATTAACTGTGCGATGACTTACATTAGCAACTTTGTTACTCCCAATCCCGATGCTCCTGAAAATGCACAGTTGTCTGAAAAGGATAAGACAATTATCAGCAAGGCCGTATCTACGATTGAGAACTGGAGTACTTTATGTGACGAAGGCGTTACTATTGCGATGGCGAATAATCCAGACGTTCAGTATCTCAAGCAGGCTAGCCAGGAACTGAAAGCAAAAGCTACTATTTTGGGGAACAGTACGGCTCTTCTCCGTACAAAGTTATCCTTCTATAACTTATCGTAAAACGGATTCTTCAGTTCCATATCGACAAAGTGTAGTCATGCAGAGGATAATTCATTTCAGAAAGCCCTCGTTGCGTTCTTGAAAAGTTCATCTCGATGATAGGTCGTCATTTTACAGCATTCCCGGAGGAGACATACCTCTACGCTACGGATACTCCGATGGCAAGTACGTATTCTGTCAATAGTCCGCTGTACAAACTTAAAATATACGATTCCACAACCCAGAAGAACCGAGAAATGATATTCAACGAACTTGAGGGAGCTTACAAGTTCATGAAAGAGATTTTAAATCGTGAAGACATGAAACAGATTCAGGATAGTAACAAACTACATTCTATCGAATATATTCGTAGGTCGATATACAACGATTTATGCTACGAGTACCGATTGGGAGGTGTACGGATGTATATTACTTTGTATAAATGATGTAGGTTAACAAATATGCCCCAAGCAATCCCAAGAATGAAACAACTGTATTTTTCATTGTAGACAACTGCTGAGCAATCAGAACCGTCGACCCGATCATGAGCGAATCTACTGCTAATATCTTCCAACCGTTTTCGGTTGCATAGTCTTTGAATAAATCAATAATCTTGTTCTGTCCAAGAGGAATTGGTAGAATAACAAATAGATAAAATAGAACATCGTGGATAATCTGAATAGCAATAGCTGTCCACAGTAGTGGAAATTTAGGGAACAGTATTTGGGCTAACAAAATACCCAACACGATAACCAGGCAATCGGAAATAATAGCCACGATTCCAAACTCAGCGTACCATGTATTTAACGATTTGCCCAAATTGAAAAACCGATGTAGTACAATCGTAATAAAATCGACCCATACGACAGCAGATGAAATATGTAGCAGGTTCATTATCTAGATTCTCTCAAATTTATCTGGTACGATTTGAGGATTAGCTTTTTTCAGTTCTTCAGTTCCCAGTTGCTTATAGTTAAAATCACACGAATGGTCTTCCGGCATTCGATGTTCTGTACACAATCTCTTATTACATCGGCATTTCCAAATTAACTCGTCTCGCGTGATACGCCGACACCCGAGAGCGCAGCATCGAGGAAGCTTAACTCTGTCCATAATCTTTCGTGTGTTACCATCTTCGATTTGATCAGTTCAAGTTCGTTTTTGAGAATTTCAAGCTGAGCACGTGTGTCTCTGACCGCTGGGTGTTCCTCCTGGTTGCGTTGCCTGAACGTACGCCCCCGTAGCATACCATCGAGTTCATTCTGTTTCTTTTGTACTGTAGTTTCAGCATAATCTAATAAGTCGTCGATGACTTCGCGAGGGCGAGGAGGTGGAACAAAAGCATTCTTTCGTTTCTTAATTTTTTCCAAACGAACTTCTTCTTTTTGCATTTCCATCTGTTCCCATTCGGTATCTGAAATATCACTGACAACCATTTTAGTTGGAGGCATGTCATTGATCCCAAAGTATTCCTGTACATTACTAGGTAGCTCATGTCGCCTATCTAGGACTTCATAATACACATCCTCCGGAAGTTCGTCTAATAAATCGTGTACACCTTGCCTATCTATGAACCAGTTTCGTCTCAAAAGAAACATGACATCCTCCGCAGTGTGGTCGCACCGAACAGACATATTTGAAACTTGTAATGAAATAAGATGGTAAACCTAAACTACCCTGAACTTAAAGAAACACAAATTCAAACACTGCCGCCTGCGAGTTTAGATACGCTACGCAAGATGCGTGAAGACGCATGCACATCATCATCTGCGTTCGATTTCAAGCTACAGGGGCAGCAGCGATTCCTGCGTCGTGTACTGAGTCCTGACTCGCCGACACAGAACTTACTTATGGCTCACGGAACAGGCGTTGGCAAAACGTGCTCTGCGATTCAAGTAGCAGAGGAATATATCCTGCGACCAGAGTTTCAGGATAAGAAGGTATTGGTTATTGCAAATCCAGCTGTACAAGATAACTTCAAAAGTCAAATATTCGATATTTCCCGTGTATCGGTAGATGCAGATGGTTTGTTGCTATCGAAGCAGTGTACTGGTCGCCGTTATCTCGATATACTCCAGCGAGCTCAGGCTCAGCCCCTGAAGTGGACCGACCAAGCACAGCGTGAAAAGTTGATGAGTATGGCTTCACGTATTCTGAATGAGTTTTATGAGTTTCAAGGCTACACTAGTTTTGGCAATAAAATTGCAGATGCCCAACTCAACCGTCGGAATGAAGATATGGACGCTTGGATCCACGAAACATTTGATAACCGACTGATTATTGTAGATGAAGCACACAATTTGCGTCAAGGTAGCGAGACAGGTGCTGTTGAAAAGATTGTCAGTGCTGCTCTCGCACGTATAGTTCAAATCGCAAACGGTATAACTCTCGTATTACTCACTGCTACTCCAATGTACGACAGTTTTGATGAAATACTTGATTACTTTAACCTATTCTTGTGGAACTCGCGGAGACAGTCTCCAAATCAGGCACTAAAGCGAGCCGACATTTTTACACCTTCCGGAGACTTTGTGAGTCAACAAGCCGAGACTCGATTTCGCGAACTATGTGAGAACTATATTTCATTTGTTCGAGGAGAGAACCCTTTCACATTCCCTTTCAGACTACCACCCCCAGAAGATATGATTGCAAAGGCAGACAGGACTCAGGATGTTAACGGCAAAGAGATAACGTTCCCTCGTAAATACTTAACCCTGACTGCTGCGCCTATGTCGGAGTTTCAGGAAAGTATCGTAAAAGATTTGAAACTAAAGGCTCTTGCAGAACCTCGTACTATCTGTGTGTATCCGGAAAATAGCGATTTCAGCAGTAGCTTCAATAAGGAAGATGGCAGATATGTATATTCTGGAGAACAGCTTCTTGCTCCATCGAAAGTAGCAACATATAGTGCGAAGTTTGCTTCTATCATGAAATGTATCAGTCAATCAAAAGGCATCGTATTTGTATATTCAAATTTAGTGGAAACTGGGGCTCAGCTCTTTGCGATGTGCTTGGAAGAGCACGGATTTTCTCCTGCGTTTGGAGATAGTTTGCTGAATACTTCTGGAGAGGTAGGTGCGGGTTCGAAAGGACGGTATGCTCTATTTACATCGGATACTTCAGATACCGATATCAAAAAAGCTCTCGCTCGTCTTCGTCGTCGCGAGAATGCAAATGGCGATGAAATACGTATCATTGTCGCATCACCTAAGGTATCGGAAGGTGTCGATTTCAGATATGTTCGCCAAATTCACGTTCTGGATCCGTGGTTCAACATGAGCCGAATCGAGCAGGTGATTGGACGTGGTATGAGAACGTGCTCCCATTCGCTGTTACCATTTGAAGAACAAAACTGTACGGTATACTTACATGCCTGCCGATTCTCAAGCGGAACACGTGAAACACTAGACGAACACATTTATCGGGAATATGCAGAACGAAAGGCAATCGGAATCGCTAAAGTTAAGAAAGCAGTTATGCAGTCTGCTATGGATTGTACTTTGGAACTTCCGGTTAACTCATTGCCCGACGATTGGTTGAAGTTAACTATAACACAGACTCGTTCGCAGGACCGAGAAAGTATAACTCTTCCGCTCGAAAAACTCACATCTTCTGCATTTTTAGATGATAGTTCATTTGAATGTAAAGTATCTCTATCTCCCGAAGATCCCGACCATGTGCGACCGTTATCTGCAATCCTAGATGTGAAAGATGAAGTACTAGATAAAGTTATACAGTTATTCCAACGGAAACCTGTTTGGAAACAGACCGACTTGCTTGCTAATCTCAAAAAGTATGACCCAACGCTGGTTAAATATATACTACAAAATGCTATTTCGATGGGATTTCAGTTGAAGGATAAAAATGGTCGCATCGGACGCCTTGAAGCAAAGAAGGATTTGTTTGTGTTTGCCATGGGTCCGAATGATACACTTGTTGATAGATTGATTCCTAAGATAGAATCTGCAAGTGTACCGATTGAAAAGCGGATGGTCGAGCCGGAGGAGGAAGAAGAGGATGAGGAAGTTCCGGCTGAGCTCGAAGTAAAGCAGGAACGATTTATTGAAAAGGTTAACTCGCATAGTTGGCCAGAGTATGCTCGTACATTTTCCCCAGAGGTCCTGGAGTGGTACTACGTTGACCACATTTTATCAAAGAAGGAAAAGATTACACGTGTGCTTGATGTTTTGAGTGAAGACTTTGATAACGCCCCACCCTACGCCAAACCGCTGTTGGTGTATAACGACGAAGATGATTCCTATTTCTTTGTGCTAGGAAGCGGTCAGTTCTACAACTCCGATTATGATGAGTTTACCCCCATCGCAGAACAGAAGGATTCGTATATCGATTGGACCACTAACTTGAAACAAAAATATATAGACAGCAGTGGAGATATCTTTGCTACACTCAAAGAGGGAACATTGACGTTCAATGTTGATGAAAAGACACTTCCAATCAAGAGAGCATCACGGTCAAAGAATATCGGAGGCCGATCGTGCACGACTTATAAAGTCGAGTTCTTGGATGCGTTTGCTGAATGGTTGGGTGTCGCTTTTCCCAAGGGGGTATCGCAGAAACCCCAAAGATGTATGTACATAGACCTATTAGTTCGGAAAGCTATTCTAGAGAAGAAGTCGGGGGTAGTATGGTTCACTCCTGAAGAATGGTCTATTTTGACAGAAGACGAACACCGAGGTGATTTGAGAAAGAAACTTAAGGAATAATAATATGAATCTGCGATCTCCGGGAGTTATCATCGGAGTTTCATTCTTGCTTATTTGGTATGCCGTCATGCATCAAAAGGTCAAGGAGAAAATGACGGGAGCTGTTCGTCTCAAGGAGGATGATAAGAAGAAGATAACAGACTTCATCATATTATCGATAGCCAATCCAGCTGAATCGAAGAAGATTGTTTTGAGTCCAGAAGCCCAGGGATTTATGAACTTCCTCGACCAGAATCCTATTACTGCTATTGATGACAAGTTCATGACGAGCATGACGGAAATCGTAAAGAGACTTGCAGGGAATGATTTTATGATGAAGCGTCTACTTGATAATCCGGACACGGTGAAGGACGGCGTGCGTGCAGTAACTAAAATTATTACTGCTCATACCATTTGGTTGTATGCGGATTCATACGAAAAGTTGAAGGAAACGCCCACTCAATCAGAGTTCCGTGAACAACTCACGGCTCTCATGTCAGAAAATCCTCAGTTTAAAGGAATCATTAATGTCATTCGCAGTAATGACAACTCCCTTAATGAAGTCCAAAATAATATCAAGTGGTACGAAACCCAAGTTCAAGAAGCAAAAAATAGCAATAACGACGCTCTGGTTAAGTCCAATGGTGATGCTCTACAGTCTCAGAAAAACCGGCTTAGTGTTATATCGACTCAGCAGGCTGCTTTTGGTAAGAATACATACCCACTCGGTTCATCGACGTCTCCTATGGTAAATCAGATTTTGGACACTGTTTATAAATATTACTTCGGGGAGACCGTATCTGCTTCTGGCTTAGCGTCGGGTGCGTGGAAGGCTATTGTGGGTATATTCGGCTCGCTGGGAGCGATTGCGCTTGTTGCGGGGATTGTGTATTTCGTATTTCTCCGATAAAAACCGATTTAAAAATGTAAGGTCTTTTATAACCAAAGATGGACCCACTATTTGAACGTCGTGAGTTGACGAAAAAAGTGAATATCCATGCGAAGTTCATGCAGAGGAATATTCAATCATCCTTGATGGCGCAACTAAAAATGCAGTATCAAGGTCGGTGCTCTGCAGAGGGCTATATTCACAAGGACAGCTTGACGATTCTGAACTATTCACTCGGACGGGCGAACTACTTGAAGGGTGGAATGGATTACCATATTACATTTCAGGCTGACATCTGCCTGCCACACATCGGTCAGAAGTTCAAGGCCCCAATCAAGCTTCGTAGCAAGATTGGCCTCCATGCGGAACTTCTACCCATTAAGATTCTTATTCCACGTGATCTTCACATTGGAAACGATGAGTTTGATTCAATCAATCCCGAAGACGAAGTAGAGTTCGAAGTTATTGGCAGTCAGTTCAAGCAAGGTGATGAGTTCATTATTGTTGTTGGTAAGATGATTTCAAAGAAAGCGACCCCACCGGAACTCCTGGAGGAAGAGTCGATTCTGCCTACCTTTGTTCAGCCCGTGGCAACTGGAGACCAAAAGATGGTTACCATAACAGCAACTACTCCGGATGAAAAGCCGAAGCGTAGAAAGCTTAAACGAGCAGATGGTACTTAAATACAAATGAATACATTTGCCCGTTCCAAGAAGGAGTGGATGAAGGACCACCTGGACACCATGGATTCAAATGAGCACGCACAGGTTCTTTCAATCATCCAGAAGTATACTGACCAGTGTACGAAGACACAGTCGGGCATGCTGGTTTCAACTGAGAACCTAAATGATGATTGTCTGAATGAAATCGTAAAATACATTAACTTTTTGCTTGACCAGAGAAAGCGCATAGATGATGATAATAAGACTCGTAAGTCATATGAACGCATGGTTCAGTAAAAACGGACGAGCTTTAATCCAAGTTAAAAAGTAATAGGAATGGAGGCTTTCGTTACTCCGGTGAACATGTCAACTTTGACAGAGTTCATTCGTATTGCCAAGACAAACCCGAAAGTGGAAGTAGAATGTAAACTACTTTCTGGGTTGGTTCAGACAAAAGATGTTGCTGACCGTGTTATTCGCGCAGCAGAAACTTTATCGTTTGAAACGAAGGAACAGGAGCCGTATTTAACTTTATCATACCCGGACGATACACGCGTCGTCGTCAAGGGTGTTCAGTTAGTACATAAAGTATGTACAACAAACTCACTGCGAGGAATCAAAGTTGATGTTGAAAAGAAAGCACGCTACGGGGGTCGCGATGTCGTCGAAACCCCCGAGCTCAATGCTAGGTTCACTTTGCGAACAGAAACGCACATTAAGAACGATTCAGACTCAAATCCAAACGAAGCCAAGCACATTCGTCTGATATCACGTAAGTCGTACTTGACGCACAACAATCTATTTCAGATTGATATTTCCATGGTCAAATCCAAGGATAAATATGCAAAGACTGTTCGCGAAATCTTAAAACAGACCCATAAATACGAGATAGAAATCGAGTTTATCGATAAGAAAACAACACTAACGCCTGAAGAGATTGTCAAGGAGCTATTAAAAGTTATCGGTGAGCTTTCAAAGGCATATTACGAAACTCCATTTCTGCTGTCTGCTTCGGATATTCAACGATACCAGCAGGAGTTCAATGCTTCTGGCAATGTGTTTTACAATGTCGTGACGCTTCTCCGCCGTCACGCAAAAGCTGGAAATCCTTACAATATAACTGAGGGCTATACTGTTACCAACAAAGCAGATGGCGAACGCTCTGGGTTATACATTGCTCGGGACAAGAAAGTACTCAAGTTAACGGCGAATGGTCGTGTAACGTGGACCGGCATGACTGCCAGCACAAACTCTCATATTGGTGATTTCATCGACGGTGAGTTCATTTCTGGATTGAATCTGTTCTGTATATTTGATGTCTATCGGTTCCGAAATCGCGACACACGTGATTTGCCTCTTATGACCACAGACGATGATTTAATCAAGAATCCTCTGAACTCCCGACTCGGTTGTGCGAAACTGTTTGTCGAAGATTTGAAGACTCAGTTTACCATGCAACCCACATTGACTCCGATTCGTGTGGAAACTAAGTTGTTCCTTGCAGGAGACGGTGATTCGATGGAACAAGCCATTCAAACACTATTGAAGACTGATTTTGGATATGAAACGGACGGGTTAATCTTTACTCCCCGCAAGTCCCGCGTTGCTCCTCCCGAGGACAGACAGGGTAAGACATGGTTGAGAGTGTACAAATGGAAACCTGCATCGCAAAATAGTATCGACTTTCTAGTTCGAGTATCTGACGATATCATGTTTGACCCTGTTATGCGTAAACAGGTTCGCAAAGGGGAGCTGTATGTATCTAGGAACGCTGGCGATGATGTAGTGTACCCTCGCGAAACGATGAACGGCGAGTACATTCCTCGCGAACTACCTACGGAACTCAAGCGATTGACCGCGTATAATACTCGAGTTCCGTCGCTGTTCCAGCCTGCTGCTCCTCGCGATCCTGATGCGTTCGTCGTATACATTCCTGTTAACGAAAAGGGTATTCCGGTTGACGAAACTGGTCAAAAAATAGATAGCAATACCATCATTGAGTGTGCATTTGATGTTGAAAACTACCGATGGATTGTCATGCGTACCCGTTATGACAAGACGTATCAGTACAGGGTCCTACGTGAACCGCAGTACGGTAATGATATTACGGTTGCAAATAACAACTGGACATCCATTCACGTTCCAGTCACCCAAGATATGATTTCAAATTTGATTTCAGAGCCAATCGATGATACTGCAGAAGATAGCATGTACTATCGCGATGATGTAAAGCGAAACTCGCGAATCTTTGAGGACGTATACAGTTTCCACAATCACATCAAGACAGACTTGTACAAGAATAATGTCAAGAAGGGAGATACTTTGCTAGAACTCGCATCTGGCGTTGGTGGTGATATGTTTAAGGCATTCAAACAGGGCCCTTCGAAGGTAGTTGGTATTGATTTATCGCTGACAAATATCATTTCACCAACACGCGGTGCGGCTGTTCGATACATTCGGGAACAGAAGGAACATCCTCGCACAAAGTTGCCCCCGGTGCTATATCTTGTAGGGGACATGACGCAGAACCCGCTGTTCCAACAGGACGATAAGTATATGCCGATCATAGCTGGAACTCAGTCTGGACCAACGGAGTATCTCAAGAAGTTCGAAAACTTGAAGGTGTTCGATGTGGTGTCCTGTCAGTTCGCTATGCACTATGCATGTGAGTCAGAAGATAAGTTCCGAGCCTTTGCCCAGAACATTAAGGATACTTGTCGTGGGATGTTCTTCGGAACATGCTCGGACGGCAAGGAAATCTACTCGCTCTTGCTGGGGAAGAAACAGCATATCTTCGGGTCAAAAGGGCGCACGGATGAGTTCCGTGAAGCTGGTCGGTACACGAAGGATTACATGGAGACTGGAACGTGGGAAGCTGATGCGAACTTTGGGATGCCAGTCAATGTTCTGCTAGAAAGTTTTGAAGCGCCTCAGATTGAGTATCTGGTTCCTTTCGAGAAGATTATTGAAATCATGAATGAGTTTGGATTTGACCTGATTGAGTCAAAGACGTTTGGGGAACTGTATGCCGAACAGAAGAGAATAACCCTGACGGATGACCAGAAGACATTCTCGTTCCTGAATCGAGCCTTTATATTCCGCCGTCGCGAAGAGGCTGAAGAGGAAGAGGAGCCTGAAGAGGAGGAAGAAGAAGAGGAAGAGCCGGAGGAGGAAGAGGAACCTGAAGAGGAGGAAGAGGATGAGGGTGGTAAGCGGAAAACCAAGAAGTTAAAGAAGACTGAAGAAAAGAAGGAGGAAGAGCCGATACTCTTCTTTGGTGCGGATGAATCGAAGGGTGAACATCGTCATTTCAGCAATATGTCAAATCATCCGGTCAAGATAGACGATGTAGAGTACAAGACAGTTGAGCACTACTTTCAGGCCATGAAGGCGAAAGAGTTTGAAGATACAGAAATCTACAACAAGATATTGAAAACGAAGACTGCCAAAGCGGTGAAGGCAGTTGGTCATAAAGTGGCAAACTTCAAGGAAGCAGTTTGGGAGTCGAAGCGAGATGACATAATGGAAAAGGGTGTTCGCACAAAGTTCGTCCAACATCCATCCCTGCGAAAACAGTTGGTGGAAACTGGAGATAAAATTATCGGTGAAGCAAACCCTCGTGATATGTACTGGGGAATCGGAACATCCATGACCCAAGTCAAATCAAAATCTCCTTCAAAGTGGCGTGGTTTGAATAAGATGGGCAAGTTGCTCATGAAACTGAGAGATGAGTTCAAGGATTAAGATGAATACATATTTACCGAAGTTAGTATCTCAGACGTTACAGTATTTGTTATAACTGTCCGAATATTTCCGCCCCCGAATTCAAGTAGAGCAATAACATACTCTGCATATTCTATTGGTATAGTGTATGACGTCATGTTTGCATCAAGTGTTGCGTTAACTATTGTAGTTGCAGGCGGTGCATCAAAATTACCATTAAATGATATATAGCTAGTAATAGTCACTGGTGCTGGAGGTGTAGATATCCAGCTGATTGGAGGAGGTATATATCCATTCGAAACGAATTGTTTTAGTGAAAAAGTTGATGGATAATCTTGAGACAGTTGGAATATAGGTCAAGAATAACCTAGAGTTACAATCAACAACATGCCAGACACTACTGGATCTCCGTTTGTAGGACTTACAACTATGTATACTGAAGTTCCTACATCGCCATCTGTATAGTTTATGTCGATTCCATCTACAGTAGTTCCTGCGACTACATTAAGAGGTTCTGCGCGTGCGATAAGTGTACCGTTGCTTCTGTATAGGGCGACATTTACTATATCGTTTTTGTCAGATACTAATCTGTAGGTAAAGAATACAGCGTCCCCTTCATCTGATGGATAGTTAAGATTAATAGCATCAATTGTTACATGTGTTCGCTCAGGTGCTACAGGTGCTACAGGTGGTACAACAACTTCATGCTGATGTATGTTAACGAGACGTTTACTCACAGGATCCCATTTTTGTAATATTTGGTCCTTCGATTTTGCATTCATGAATATCTGTGGGTATCGACGAAGAGCAGCACCAACCTTTCGTGCTCCGATATTCAAATTGCATTGCCCATAGCAAGCCTGCGGTTGCCCATTTTTATCCGGACGTGGAGACCAGCCTATATATGGATTACCGAATAAACCTTTACTGTTCATCTCCCTTATTCTCAAACTGCTTATAATATTCCTCGTAAGATAGCTTTGGAGCTTCAGTTTGAGCAGGTGTCTCGGGTAGATGAGGTTTTACGAATCGGTCAAACAGCTTTTGCCCGACAATTTTTGACGCCTCATCGTCTGTAAGTTCCCCAGTTTCAATCCTACGACGAAGCTTCAGCATTTCGAAAAATGTCGAATCCAGCTTTCCTTCATAATGCATCTCAAAAATAGTTGGGAACACTTCATACAAATACTTGTTTTCCTCGATTAGCTTCTCACGATACTTAACCTGATTCGAGCGCTTGAGTCCCTTATGGCGACGAATGCTCGTGTCCATTTCGCGCACAAGTGCCTGAATCTGAACAGAGTTCAAACCCGACATTTCTCTTAACTTCTGCCAGTATATTAAGATGCCTAGCAGAACGAAAAAGTCTGGATTCCGTTTGCGAAATGTAGCAGAAGAACTCTTTCCGGTTACCGGGACTCAGGACGACACAAAGGGAGGTTTAAAGCGGCGCAGAGGCCGTAAGAGCACGCGTCGGCATCGTACGCTCAAGAAGAGTCGTAAGCTGTTCCACAAAGTTTGAACACTGTTCTTTAGTTGTTATGCCCGTTAGAATGATCTTGCCAGTACGAAATACTTTTGCTACCCACTTTTCAGGGCCGATGTGAATCTTGACACCAGGGTATACATCGGGATCGTAGTTGCTTGTCACGTTTTCAATCTTTGCGTTTCGAACAGCGTTATACAATGCCTCCCGCGGTACACTAGTAATAGTTGTAAGTTTTGTAGTATAGTTCATAAGCACAACACGTCTTTGAGTTATTTCATATTTTTCTGGTGCATCCAAAATCGTATCTCTACACTCAGTCCACAGTATTTCCAATAGGATCCGCATACAAGATTGATCATATGCGTCATCCAGTACGCCTGTTAGATGGAATACCCCATTTTGAAATATCTTGATCGTTATTTCCTTGTTTCTCTGTGTTCCGTCTCCGTCGTTCATCATAACCAGCGTCATTGAGTTATTTCCAAATCCAGTTGTATGCTTGACAGGTTCTTTCTTTGACCTGCGTTTGATTGAATCGCGAGCACTTTGACCCTTCTTCAGTATTCCTCGCTTTTCGGCACGAATAATATGGTCGTTCAGTGGAATACACTCCACAAGTTTCGTTGTATTAAACTTGAGGTTTGTCGTATACAAAACAACCATCGTAGACAAAATAGGAGAATCCATGTTTAAGTCTCATGAATACAGAACTTCGATTTCGTTTTTCCACGAAAAAGGTATACTGTCTTGGAACTGACAAACGAATCCAACACTGAACTTACGGAACAACTCTCGCATGCGTGTTTGGTTATGTGATTCTAGCATCCATCCTGGTTCCAAATAACCTAAAAATATACATGCATCCGAATGATGCGACAATATAGAATCTGCTTGCTCGATTAAGTCTTCTGATGGTATCTTTGAAATGTCGATAAGTTTTTGATTTGAATGAAGAGACGTGAATACACGACGAAACTCTTCAAACTTACAAATAGTATCGCAGACCCAGAGCATTGATTATGTTTATCAAGCTCAGCTTAAACTCTATGGATCGTTTATTTTCAGCTGTGCGGGAGTTCCATTAGGAATGCGGAAAGGTATCGGAACGCGACGAGGAGCAGTAGACTGTGGATTCCCGTGATGGGCTTCCACGTACTTAAGGTGGTCTGCGGGAACCAATCCGCCAACCTTTCGGGCATCGCTTGGGTTCGGCTGGACTGAAACTTGCAACCCACCGGCGCCCTTTAGAGGACGAGGAGCCCATGCGGCGTATGGAACGATTGCAGGATGAGTATGATTTGCAGGACGGCACGTTGCTGCACTCGAAGATTCAGGCGTTGAGCCTGTCTTGTTTGTCGTACTAGAGCTACCAGTTCCAATACGAAAGGTTCCAGTGTTCAGTGAGATGGTATCATCGACAAATTGAGGAGTTCCTCGCATACCCGGTTCGTGCGGCTCTCCGATAGTTCCACTGACCACGCAATCACGATTCAATCGTACCCAATCTCCGGCGCTCTTTTGGACACTGTTTGCTCCAATGACTCCAGATGTTTGTGGAGCAGGTTCAGGTATAACTCGGCACCCCGATGTAACAGTCATTCCTGAGCTAGTAGACGTTGAGTTCATGAGAACACGTCCAGGCTTCGCGGTCCGACGAGCCTCCAATATAGCCTGACCACCTAAAAAATCAGTACGTGCACTGGCATCAGGAACATTTCCTGCCGTTGTCTTCGTAGTCGAAACAAGTGTAGCAGGAAAACTATTTTTATTATCGCGGGATACCGATGATATCATATCATCAATATTCCCAATGACAGCTTTTGTTGTATTATACGACTGTCCAGCGGCAATAAGTCGCTGCTGTCGTGTATAGCTGGAGGCGTCTAGCTTTGGACGCATGTCTACAACTACAGGAGCTGCCGAAGCTTTGCGACGTAAATATTCTGTGTAAGACATTTGTAAGTTCGACTGATTTTATCTTCATAGCAAATCCACATGTGATAGGAAATGGCGACGACAGCACATCTTCTTTAATCCAATATCATCCAACGCCTTTCCTTCAGCTGTTTTGGTGGTTGTCGCAGTCAAATATACCATTTCATCACCCTGTTTCATATCCTTGCGATATGCCTTTACCTTCTCAAGGTACGCCTCCCACTTCCCAGCAATGACAGTATTGCACGATACGCAACGAATCGGGATCAACATTCTTGTATTACCTAGACTCTTTTCGTGTAGATTTCGTTTTCTAGGTAAAAAGAATAAGGATGTCCAACGATTTTAAATACGCCCTCGCACTGGCTCTGCTTTCAACCACGCTTCTGTGGACGCCAGTTCGGTACCCGTTTTTGGAGTTCATGGATCACCCAGTATCTCTATTACTCGCCGGAGTTATCATCTCTTACAGTCTCTTTCGCGCGCTACTGCTGACCGCGATGGTTCTTTTGATGGTTTCGGTGTATCTACTCCAGCAGTGGACAACGTACAATAAAACATCGGAGCGTAAAGTCTATTTGGATACCGTTAAGGCTGATGCTCGCTTTACTCCGGCACACAGTATCGATTTACAGTTTGCTAATAAGACAGCTAGCTTTGAATCACCAAAAATGCTTCAGGGCCCTATTCCGCACAGCGAGCCTCTGTTGACCTACCCACCTTCTTCAGAAACTCTCCAGCAGCTAAGCGGATAACTTACCATGCGACGGTCAACTCAGATGTACTCCAGTATTCTGATATTCCATTTGGTAAACGTCGGTGAACAATAAATGGCAGAACTCGTTCTGCAATCTCCTTCTCTGCTAAACGCCAAACAAACTGGGGATGCGACGTTTGAATACCGTTCAGAGCAATCAATGGTTTAGCTCCATCGGCAATCTGCTGAGCACGAATACCCACGAGAGTCGTGTATTCATACTTAGTATAATATGGAAGTGTAATCCGCGTATCGGTATTGACGTCATCACGAGACACAGGCCGAACTTCTGGATGAGTAATCTTTGACTCAAATCGCAGCTGTTCCATTCTATTACTATTTCAAGATTGTTTTAAACACTATTCGTTTTGATCGGATACGCGTTTAGATATCAACCGCCTATAGTAAATATGCCTCAAGTCGAACTTCTGCACTCGATGGGCGACGACCTGATGGTTGTCAACGCAGCTCGTGTTTCGTTCGCAAAGGAATCAACCGAGTTTAAGGAACAGGATACTAAACTGATTAACTATCTTGCAAAGCATAATCATATTTCCCCATTCTTTCATCCTCAAATCCAGTTCCGGATTAAGATGCCTATTTTTGTAGCAAGGGAGTGGTATCGTCATCAGATTGGATTCAGTCGTAATGAAGTTAGTCGTCGATATGTCAGCGATACCCCCGAATGCTGGGTTCCGAGACTAGAAGAGTTTCGTGCAAGGGATGAAAAGGTAAAACAGGGTAGTAAAGAGACTGCGATTGAGTATTCCCGTGAAGCCCAGTCTCTTTTCATTCAGTCTGTTCAAAAGGCGCTCAGTACATATGAGAATCTGCTTAGCATGAATGTTGCCCCCGAAATCGCTCGCACAGTCCTACCTCAGTCCATGTATACTGAGTTTATTGAGACAGGGTCATTGGCAGCGTATGCGAGACTTTATAGGTTGCGGAGCAGTCCGGATGCTCAGCGTGAAATCCAAGATTACGCAGACATGATCGGGAAGATACTGGAAGAGAAGTTTCCTGTTAGTTGGAAGGCGCTTACAACCTAAGTTCACTTCCGCTTCTGAGTTCGCAAGCTGGCTTTCTTTTTACACGTGAACTTCTTGATTGTACGACCTCGTGTAAAAAGAACTGATTTTACACATATTCCAATCGCAGCCTGTTCCTTCGTAGAACCCTTGCGAGCCTTGACTGTTTTACTGACTTTTTTTATGCATCTACAGAATTTACGACTCAGGGTCATTTACTTAGATACAATATTACGTGGAGCGCCACCGGACTGAGTCCAGGTTGTGCTACAAATCGCACACTGATACAACCATACTAGGTTCTTGCTATCAATCTCAACTGGAACAACATCTGGTTCCTCATCTTCTGTCTTGGTCGGGCATTCGTCATTTGGACAGATGATATTCGTCAGATGTTCCAATGTAGGGTCATGCTTCAAGTACGGATTGACTGCAAGGGATGCCGTATATTCCTTTCGCAAGTTATGCTCGTAAACGACTGGATTCTCTCGAGATACTGGTTCATTGTAGCCACACTTGCGACATGTCATAACGGCTGTCTTTGACTCGTCGACAACGTCTTCGTCAATCGTGTACAGCATATTACGGCAGGTAGGGCAGAACTTCATCTTGATATTTACACTTATTAATCCTTAAAGTTCTGTTTTCGTTTTTAGGAAAGTGCGTTCAAAACGGATGGTCGGCAAAAAAGTTGTCTAAGGGCATCACACGAATGGCGAACAAAATCACTCTACATAAGTTCCTGGAGGACAACAAGAGTGAGACGGTTGTCACTCATACGTCGATGAAGGGTGGTAAGTATTTCATCCCCGATGACAAACTTGACCAGTTTTATGACCTGTATGTCGAAAGCATCCTGAACGACAACGTTCATTATCTTGTAGAAAAGCCGACATCCATTGGTCCCCTGCGTGTTGATTTAGACTTCATTTATGATGGAGTCGTAGATAAGCACCAACATACACAGGACCAAACTGTTTCATTCGTCAAGGCATACATTGAGGCGGTCGGTCAGTACGTCAAGCTACCAGATGTATTCGATGTGTACGTCATGGAAAAGCGAAAGCCAACGTATGAAAAGAAGAACAATCGTAGCAAGTCGGGTATCCATTTGGTTGTTCCGGAGGTGTGTACTCATAAGCTTGTAGAACAGAGTGTACGACGGGCACTTGTTCAGCGAATGGACGAGTTTTATCAGAACTTGCCACTCAAGGATCCGTCGTGGGAGAAGGTGTACGATAAGGGTGTCGTAGACCGTTCAACAAACTGGACGCTGTATATGTCTAAGAAAAGCGACATCGATAACGTGACAATCCCGTATAAAACACAGTACCTTGTCAGCTACAACGATGGTCAGTCTGCTGTAAATAAAGATATTCCAGACGTATCGATTGAACTCGTCCGGAAACTATCTATGCGTCAGCCGGAATCCAAGGAGACTCCTATGACTGAAGAGGGTATGAAGTTGTATTCGGGGAACCGTGAAAAGCCTACTAATGGAGAAACCGAAGGCAGAAAGCGTGGTCGTACCTTCCAGCGAGCCGAAAAGCCAAACTCTCGTGCTTCTTCCCCCAGTGCTCGCATCATTCAGCCGATGACTCCTGAACGCAAGGAATACATTCACAACCACGTTATGAATTTGGATAAGTCGCGCTACATCGATTACGAGAAGTGGGTTCAGGTAGGTATTTGTTTGTTCAACATCCATCCAGACCTGTTGGATGCATATTTGGATTTCAGTGCCCAGTCGCAAGATAAGTACGATGAGGGCGCTTGTATTCAAAAGTGGAACTCGTTTACGTTCCGAAATGATGGCGACCGTATCGGAGAACCTACTCTGCGATTCTGGTCGCGTGAAGATAATCGGTCAGGTTATGATAACATCGAACTCCACAATGTAGACAGTCTAACACTCAAGGCGTGTTCAGGGGCAGAGTATGACGTCGCTGCGGTTATATTTGCAAAGTTCCGCGATCACTACAAGTGTTCCGATTTCAAGTACAATATTTGGTATCGCTGGATGGGTCATGTGTGGCAACGCACTGACCAAGGCATTGACTTGCAACTCAAGCTATCCAAGGATATCGCAAAGGTATTCGAGGACAAGGCGCGTGATATGAGCGAGGATATGGATGAGCGCGATGTAACAACGTGCAGTGGCGGAAACAAAGAGGATTGTAAGGTTTGCGAGTATTGCCAGATGGAATCGCAGAAGCTGGCATTGCTGAAGATGTATCTTCGTCTGAAGACGACTGGGTTCAAGACTAACGTTATGAAGGAGTGTCGTGAACTATTCTTCGATGAAATGTTCTCGAAGAAGCTGGATACCAACAAAGACATTATTGCATTCAACAATGGTGTGCTTGATTTGATTACGTTCGAGTTTCGCCCCGGGAAGCAGGAAGATTGTATGTCGTTCTCAACTCACATTGATTACGAAGTTGATCGGCCGTATTACGAATATCCTGCATGGCCGAATGTAGAAAAGTTTATCAAGCAGGTTCTGCCTAACAAACCAGTACGTGAATACTTCATGAAACATCTTGCTTCAAATCTGTTTGGTGGAAATGTTGCTCAAAAGTTTCACATTCTGACCGGATCAGGTTCAAATGGTAAATCAATGGTTATGAATCTGATGGCAAAGACATTCGGAGATTATGCATGTACGGTTCCTATCTCGCTGTTTACGCAAAAACGCAAGAGTTCGGGTTCTGCAGCTCCTGAAGTTGCACGACTCAAGGGTAGACGGTTCGTTACTATGCAGGAACCTGACGAGGCTATTGCTTTGAATACTGGATTGATGAAGGAAATCAGTTCTGGCGAGAAGATGTACGCACGTGATTTGTTCGAATCCGGTTGCGAGTTTGAAGTGCTTGCTAAGTTTCATTTGGCATGCAATGAGAAGCCAAAGATTAATACATCTGATGGCGGAACTTGGCGTCGATTGATTGTTATTAACTTCCTATCTAAGTTCGTGGTTAGTCCGACTGCTCCGAACGAGTTTCCTTTAGACGAAAGCATTCAGTTTAGTGTAAACACAGTCGAATGGGCAACACCCTTTCTAAGCTATTTGGTTCACGTACTGAAGGAGGGTCAGGGGCTTCGCAAACTAGTGTCTCCTCCGGAAGTACTCGAGTATACGAAAGATTATCGCGAAGAGAACGATGCGATTGCACGGTTCATTACGGAGAAGATTGTTCCGTTCACGGAAGAGAATTTGGAAATTCAGACAGATATCGTTCCGGTTAGTAGATCAGCAGTACGACAGGCGTTCAAATCATGGAAAGAAGAAAACGACCAGCGCAGTTTATTGCCTGGGGAGATGGAGAAACGTATCGAACTTATGTTTGGAAAGTTCCCAGTTGGGGGCTGGTTGAACTTCAAGGTTTAACGACGGTTGCGTCGCGTCTTCTTCTTGGACTTACGAGACTTTTTTAAACGACGAGCGCCCGTTACCAAATGTCCTCGCTTTTCGCGAGCAGTTCCGAACATCGACGTTGAACCAGAGCTAGTAGCTACGGCAGGAACCGCTTGTTGTACAGGGGCTGCCACCGACTGAGCAGGTCCTCCAAGCATCTGTTTGAAGTTACTCCACATTTCGCTCATTCTATTTGTTTAAGGATTATAACTTTTTACGCACGCTTGGCACCAGTAATCGGGGCATATGCCTTCAGGTAAGGCAGAGCAACCGACACAACCAGCAGGGAAATGAGCAGCGTGGCAGTCGCACTGATCACCTGACCGACCTCCAGCTTGACACCGGCGATGTTGACCTCTAGACCACCGACCGTCTGCTGAACCGAGGGGAACAGTGAGCCTACAATAGGCGTCACGAGCCCCGCAGTTACCGCGGTAAAGAAATCCTTCAGAGCAGTACCGATCACGAACGCGATTGCGACAGTTAGAAGAAGGCGACGAGAACTCATTGCACCTCCGTCCATTTTGATTTATATTGTTCCTTATAAACTTTTTTTAACAATTTGTATTTATGCCGACCATGCGTAAAAAGGCAGTTTGCGTTCCAAAATAGTAATGTAATATTTCACCCCCAACAAACCACACTAAAAGATTCCACCAGAACCCGGTTTGAGTCAGATATGATGTTCCCCACGCAAGAAGAATAGTTCCAACCGTATCGCCTACAGCAAGCCCCATAAATCGATAAGAATGAAAGCCTGTTCCTGGAACTCCGAATAAATATTTATGGGGACACGACATTTATACTTGCCGTAGAATAATGGGTATAGATACTCGTTTTTTCGGTCCGAGTGGCTGGCAACTATTTCATCTTATAGCCTTCCGTTCGGACCATCCGGAAAACATTTTGAACCTGATGCAAGAAGTATTACCTTGTAAGTTCTGTAGAGCGAGTACTGCAGAGTTCGTGAAACAGCATCCATTGCAGGGAGACCCTGGCAAGTGGTTGTATGATATCCACAACATGGTGAATAACAAGCTGCGCACGCAGTGTAAAGATGACCCTGCTGTCATAGACCCTGGGGTGGATCCTAAGTTTGAAGAAGTTAAACAGAAGTATTTGAATATGAAGTTGGTCGATGTACCTGGGCGTGATTTCTTGTTTTCGATTGCAGCAAATTATCCTGAGACACCAGAAGAAAGCGATATTGCTCGACAGAAGTTGTTTATTCAGGAACTCAGCAAGGTATTCCCGTTTAAAAAGCTGAGAAAGTCGTTTCAGTCATACTTGAGCAATCGACCGGTTGAACTAGCAAATAACAAAGAATACATGAAGTGGATGTATGGACTGCTGTACACGTTAGGCCAAAAGGTTCCGATTGAAGTGCCCAGCTACCGAGGATATGTACAAAGAGTCATGTATTATTCAAGTGGTTGCGATAAGAAAACATACAAGGGAAAAACGTGTAGACGAGTCAATGGAAGTTTAACAAAGACCCGCGATCATAAGCGAACACGTAAGGTATCTCAAACTTCGCTACTTTAGCTAAAAATCTTTTTTTTGTTTTTATGTTTTGTTGACTAGTTACTCTTTGACGGTAGCGGCGGAAACTCCTCGGAAGACGCTACTATCTTTTTAATCTTCTCGCTGAACACCATGTCAGCGATGTGCTTCTTCAACTCAATGGTCATCTGCTTGAGGACTGCCGCTTCGGCACTCTTGAGGCAGTAATACTCCTCATACTGGGCAACCGATGCAAACCATCGGCCTTCAACTTCAACCGGCGTATTGTAGTACCGCTGGAAGTGCCGTTGTTCCTTCAGGAAGCATGCGGTGTCGTAATCGAGATCAGTCATTTTGGGATACTGACTACCACCTTCAACTTACTAAATCCGTTTTTCGGATCTGTTGACGAACGTGTTTTGATGAATATTTACCACCCTTCTTCTCTCGTGGATCTTTCTTCTTCTCACGGCGGGTCTTTGGATCATCCATGTAAGCTCTCTGCTCTGAAACTTTAATCCGTTTTTAACAAATGCCTTTCGTTTGGTCAAAAAGATTCCGCGTCGTCCAACAGCCGGTGTACGAAGTCATTCCGGAAATTACCATTCCAGAGTTTGTACCTGAAGTTATCGCGGAGGAAGCTGTGGAAGAAGAAACGCAGTAAGATTCAAATCAGAATGGAACAGTGGTATCCCATCGTGATTGGAACGGTTGCTTTTTGTTATATTCAGTTGTTCAATATTAATGCTAAACAATGGTTGAAGTGGGGTTCGAACCCACGCGACTATTCGTCAGCAGATCTTAAGCCTGCCCCGTTGACCACTCCGGCATTCAACCAACTTATAAACGGAATCGGCGTTTAAATGTTTTGACATTGGTCCGGAAGGAAGTAGTCGGTCCCCAAAGAATCCACTTGCTCAATGCTCCTGGAGTATCCGGCTTGTTCCAGCTCTCACCCATACCCGCATGACGTTTTAAATAACGCGCCCTGCGAGTTTTGTCTTTGTGCTTGGTGTAATCTGACATCCCTGCGGCTCCAAAAGAAACTACCTTCTCACGACCTTTATCCGTAATAAATACGGCATCGTACTTCTTTTCAGGTTTGTGCGAACGCCGAACAGTTTTGAGTTTCATTTATACAGATACGCGAATACTTTCGATCTGAGCAGCTGTTAATGCACTATTATATAATCTTACATCATCTAGTTGACCCTGAAACGGCGATTCATTATTTTTATATCCACCAATGAATAGAGAATAGTTTGCAGGAGTTTGATTAGTTGGAATTATTCCAGGATTTATGCCATCGGGTGTTAAATAATTGAATGTAGTTATAAGAGGCGTGCTTGCATGATTACCATAAAAATAAAGAGTTTGTCTACCATTTGTTCCAATTGTAGAATCGTAAACAGTTGCTACAAAATACCATTCATTTACAGCAACCGTACCTGTCATTATAGCAGAATTAGCAAACGTATTGGCTGATGTATTGCCAGCTCTTAGTTTACTGTCATTAAAACTCCAAAATATATGAAGAAATCCAGATCCCGCTCCATTTAAAGAACCACTCAGGATATGAGGGTAGCCAGTTGTATTGTCAAATTTTACCCAAGCTGTTTTAGTATAAGAGCCTGCTGCAAAAGTACCAGATATACCAAGATAATTGTTGGCGGCTGTTTGGCTAAAGACAGTTCTACTGGAACTGATGAATCCAGTGGTTCTTGTAGCTGTTGAAGGACTCCCGATGGATCTAAATAGTCGTCCAGACGGACTTAAATCTTGTACTACTGCTCCTGCCGTATACCCAATCTGTAGAGTGGCTACGGGAAATGCACTAGATTTACCCGAAATAACATTTGATAATGCAGACGTAATCGTAACATAATAATAATTATTAGGAACTAGAGTCAAGTCACTTGATGTATAAGTAAACGTCGCGCTAGTTACATTAATATTAGAACCAACTTGTGTCCCTCCAGTGTTTGAATTCGTGGAGCCGTTATTAAATAATCTGATTACTACCGACGTTGAAATAGTAGTATTCCAGTCTACAGTATAATTACTGCCATTAATGAAAAACCTTGTAATATTGATTTTAGCTGCAGTACTACTCGTTGCTAGTCTACTATATGATGTCATATAGCTTGTAGATAGAATATCCAAATCACTTCCGTTAAAATGTACATCATTTGTAGTTATACCTAGCAGTTTTTCAGATGAAACATATTGTGATCGAGGGATCGCTGCACTAATTGCTGTACCAGCTACATCTTTAGCCTGAGTCGTAACAGTTGGACCTCCAGTATAACCATTAAGTCCCAGCATAGTAGGTGGAGTCATTCCAGATACAAGAAGAGTTCGGGTTTCAAGCATAGCATTCGCTTGCCCTGATGTAAATGTTAAAGGACTCGTTGTGAGATTTGTTGTTATACCTGTAATACAACTATTATAAAAATTACGTAGGTTTGTTTTATATGCGTTGTGGGCCGCTGCACCCAGCTGAGACTCGGCTTCTCCATCCTGCCAACATAATGCGACAATTCGATTATTAGACGCACTTGACCCAGAATATGTCTTGGTTAATGCTTGTGTTACCTTATATATTAAATTTTGAGTTCCTAGTCCTAGCGGAGTGGAAGATCCGCTCCACCATCCGTTTGTACTATCATCTCTTCCTTCAGCGGTGCCAAATGGTGTAAATGACACGGCGGCTATGCACGTCTGAACTAGTAGAATCCGACGGCCTGTGCGCAAATATCCATTTGTTTGATACTGATCTGCAAAGTTTATAGCAAAGCACTTACCAGCTGGTCTTGCTAAATAATTACGACTTCTAAGCTCCTCAACAGCAGGAGTATTAGCGTTAGTTTTCGCTGTCCCACTTGACGTGTATAAGGTGGTATTACTTTGAGCGAGGACACTTCCTGTTACTAGAGTTGGGTTACCCGTAGTATCCGCCGATAGTTGATACACATTCGGGTTAACTGCACTTGCAGGAGTTGATCCATTCCATCCCTGACCATTTGATTGTCCAGCAACTACAATTATATCAAACCCAGGATCAGATGGTGTGACAATATCAAAATATTGGACAATATTAGATGTCAGTATAACGTCATCTGAGGTAGATGTTACAGTAGCAAAGTAATATATTGCTAAAGATGGTGGTGAGTTTACATCCCAAATAAATGTCCCAGACGTCTGATTTGAAAACGAATTAAGTTCCGTTGGATTACTTCCGTTAGATGATAAACTTGCATACACCTTTATTACTGCTGTATATCTAGGATCGGATGTCCATACTAGAGTCATAGCAGTAGACGTAACCGTGAATGATACAATCTCTGTAGGGTCCAAGGGTGAACTTGTTTGAGTGTTTATAACTCTATACTGATTCAATAGTCCACTTTGGTGAATTGACCATACAAACCCGGCTTTAGATGAGCTTCCTAGTGTGTAATTTGTGAACCCAACTTTAGACTGATAATCTGCCGACTCTGCGCTCACCTTTTTCATTTTAGTAATAACAGAGGCATCGCCTACACCGTTTTTTTTACTTTTATCAAAAGGCAGATTCGGGCGAGGATGCATTTGTTTAATACTTGATGATATTATTCAGCGTAAATACAATGGAAGAGTGGTATTCGGCAGTTCGCCAGATGCGCGATGAAAGTGAAGAGCCTCGTGATACGGAAGTGTTTTGTCATCTCATTTTTCATCAGGTTCGAACTATGAAGATTAAGGAAAAGGTTAAGTTTCGTAAGCGAGAAGGTCGTGAGTTTATCGAGTGGGTTGAAAGCTTAGAGAAGGAATATTCTCCAGAATTTATGAATGAAATCTTAGGGGATGACGCGTTTTGGGAGCTCACCCTGAATTTAGCACGCGTTGTTTGAAAACGAATCGAAAGAATATAGACATATCACATAGTAATAACAAGAATGGGTGATACTATTATCGGCGTTCAGTTCGGCATCGCTAATCCTGATGAGATTGTTTCTCGCAGCGTTGTTGAGGTGACGACGGATAAGACGTATCAGGCGGGATCCCCAGTACCAGGCGGTGTATTCGATGGTCGATTCGGTGTCATCGAGAACGGTAAGACCTGTGTGACATGTAAGCAGACTAACTTGCTATGCCCGGGTCATTTCGGGCACATTCGTCTCGCACGGCCTGTGTATTTATACCAGTTTCTCGAGACTGTCCGACACATCCTCCAAGTTGTGTGTTTGAACTGCTCAAATCCTTATATGACAGACGAACAGCTTGCTAAGATCCCCAAGACTCTAGCAGGAATGGATCGGTTCACTGCGATTCGTAAGGCAAGCGTAGATGTTAAGGCTAAGCTCAAGGAGGACTTCAAGTGTCCTCACTGCCAGAGCGACATGATGAACAAAATTGAAAAGGTAGAAAACTCAGTTGCATCCCTGCAAGCGATTACATACGATACTGACGCCGAACCCATTCCTCTCCAGACTGAAATGGTTCTACGATGCTTCCAGCGTATTCGTGATGACCACGTCAAAACACTGGGGTTCCATCCTAAGTTCAGTCGTCCCGATTGGATGATTTGTACGGTCCTTGCCGTACCACCACTGACAGTGCGTCCATCGGTAGTCATGGATGACAATCAGCGCATGGAAGATGACTTGACGCATAAGCTGATTGATATTGTCCGCAATAACCAGCGTCTTCGCGAGAAGATTGATAAGGGTGAATCCGCAGACACCATCGATAAATACACTGCAATGGTTCAGTTTGATGTAGCGACGTACGTCGACAATGACATCAAGGGCCTACCTCCGGCTGCTCAGCGTTCTGGTCGGCCACTTAAGACCCTGAAGTCCCGCATGGGAGCAAAAGCTGGCCGTGTTCGTGGAAACTTGATGGGCAAGCGTGTAGACTTCTCTGCTCGTACGGTTATCACTCCAGATGCTAACATCGACGTTGACGAGCTTGGTGTTCCAGAGGAGATTGCAATGAACTTAACGTTCCCCGAACTAGTGACGGTGTACAATCGCGACCGATTGGTCTCCTACATTCGAAACGGTCCTACAAAATACCCTGGAGCAAAATCAGTACTGATTCGCGATGAAAACCGCACAATCAGTCTTCGGTACGTTAACCCAGATATGATTGAGCTAAAGCAAGGTGATGTTGTACACCGTCATCTCATTGACGGTGATGTTGTTCTCTTCAATCGACAGCCATCTTTGCACAAGGGTTCCATGGAGTGCCATCGCATCAAAGTTCTACCGTACTCTACGTTCCGCCTGAACGTTTCTGCTACGCGCCCTTACAATGCCGATTTCGATGGTGATGAAATGAACATGCACGTTCCTCAGTCTATATCGGCTGCGACGGAGCTGAAGTTTCTTGCGAGTGTGCTGAGACAGATCATCTCTCCTCGTACAAACTCCCCTATCATTCAGCTCTTCCAGGATACCTTAACTGGAGCCTATCGCATATCCCAGAAGGATGTCAAGGTTCCAGAGCATATTGCGATGAACATTCTGAGCCGTATCAAGAAACCGTTGAGCTCATACAGTCGCAGGGGTGGATACATGAGTGGTCAGGAGCTGATTTCATCAACACTTCCGCTCATGAACTTCAACGGCAACATCAAGATTCGCGATGGTAAGCTGATGGAGGGCATTCTTAAGAAGAGTGCTTTCAGTGGCTCAGCAGATAACTTGATTGATGGTATCCTACACGTAATCTACAACGATTTCGGTCCTCAGCGTTGCGGACAGTTCATCAATGAAGTCCAAGATATTGTAACCAAATACAATCTGTTCTCAGGCTTCTCAGTCGGAGCGTCAGATTTGGTAGCAAATGCAGAAATAACTGAAACGATTCGTACATCACTAGACAAGGGTCGCATTGCGGTTGCAGATATCATCTCATCGGTTCATGCAGGTACATTCTTGAACAACTCTGCACGGCCGGATGGTGAAGAGCTTGAAAATCAAATAAATAATGCACTGCGTGAAGCCGCATCGCTAATCACGAAAAAGGTCATGGACAATCTGCCAGCGAAGAATCGCATGAAGGAGATGGTAGATTCGGGATCCAAGGGTTCCGACTTGAACATCGCACAGATGATGGCCCTGTTGGGACAGCAGTTCATCGTTGGCAAGCGTATCCAGTACACTATGCAGGACCGTACGTTGCCTCACTTCACAAAATATGATCACGGAATGGAGTCTCGTGGTTTTGTAGAGAATAGCTTTATTACAGGTCTGCGTCCGGCGGAGTTCTTCTTTCACGCTATGGCTGGTCGTGAAGGTCTGATTGATACTGCAGTCAAGACTAGTGATTCTGGTTATATCCAGCGAAAGTTGGTTAAGACGATGGAGGACTTACACGTTGAGTATGACGGAACTGTACGAAATGCAAACAGTGCGATTGTTCAGTTTAACTATGGTGGCGATGGGATTGACAGTATCTGCGTGGAGGCTCAGGAGTGTAATTTAGGCCACATGACGCTGGAACAGATGTTTGCAGAGTTTGGTGCGTCCAAATCAGATTTCGAGTTGTGTGTGAAGGGAGATGCGACAGATGATGACCTGATGGATGTACTGATTTCAGATCGAGATTTCATGGTTCGAAATGTTCTGCGCTACAACAAATCATCAAAGATTCTATCACCAGTTAATTTGCGTCGATTGATTGAGAAGTATACGAATCCATATGCAACTAAGACAGAGCTGACTCCAAAGTATGTTGTTGATGAACTCGACAAGCTTTGTAATGAAGTGTGGCTCAAAAATAACCGTGTATTCCACATCCTGCTACGGTACTATCTTGCGCCTAAGAAGTCAATCATCAAACTTCGCTTGAGCAAGGATCTGTTCGACGAGCTCCTGCGGGATATTCGATTCAAGTACATGAAGGCACGCGTTCACCCGGGCGAAATGGTGGGAACATTGGCTGCACAGTCCATCGGTGAGCCTACGACTCAGCTGACACTCAATACATTCCACTCAGCAGGAACCGTCAAGGCGAATGCTACACAGGGTGTTCCTCGTATCATTGAGTTGCTCGGTGTATCGCACAACCCCAAGAATCCAATGAATGTTGTGTATTTGACTCCTGCAGTTGCTACATCTGAGGATTCGACGTTCGCTACCATTCGAGATATCCAAAAGACGATGCTTCGTGATATCGCATTGTCTGTTCGTATTTACTATGACCCAAATCCGGCTTCATCCAATACGGCTGTCAAGGAAGATGTTGATATCCTGCGGTCCTACGAGAAGTTCTCGGTTGCTTCAGGGGAGATGAACTGTGTATCGCCCTGGATTATGCGACTGGAGCTTGACCGCATGGAAATGGCGGCTCGAAATGTAGACATGACGATGATTGCAACAAAGATTCAAAATAACAAAGTATTGAAGGTGTTTGACTGTATCCACAGTGATAACAATACACCTAACAAGCTAATCTTGCGAATCACATTCGGACTGGATACTGTCAAGAACGCTCTGTCGCTCCGATTTATCGAGGACAAGTTGCTGGATACTATTCTAACTGGAGTTGATGGACTTGGACGCGTGTATCGTCGCGAAGTTAAGTCTGAGCTAGTTTACGATCCTGCTATCGGGGGATATGCTCCGATGAAACAGTTTGTGCTTGACGTAGAAGGAACTAACTTGCTGGATTTGTCGACTGTTCCAAATGTAGACCCAATGCGGTCATTCTCAAATGATATCCACGAGATTATGGATGTATTTGGTATTGAAACTGCTCGTATCTGCATGTACGAAGAGTTCATGGAGGTATTCAAGACTGAGTTTGTAAACTATCATCATATGATTACGCTCATCGATACGATGACGTACCCTGGGTATATTCTATCAGCCGATCGGTTCGGTATGTCAAAGAGCGACTCGGGAGTGCTTGCTCGTTCATCGTTTGAGGAAACTAGCAAGGTCCTGTTTAATGCTGCGATGGCGGGTGAGTTTGATAGCATGAAGGGTGTTTCGGCTAACATTATGTTCGGACAGAAGCCACCTTGCGGTACAGGATTCGTCGACATTCTAGTGGATGAGACGAAGCTACCAGATGGAACCGAAGAGGATACGTCGGTATTTGAGAGTGAGCTGGCAGACGTAAATACACGTGTCGAGGAAGTAGATGATTCAGTCTGCCGCGTAGATGATATCATGATGGAGTGGTAAACTACCAACTCCACGAACCTCCAAGACCGCTATGATACACAGTTAACGAACCAGGATACTTAGATTCTAAACAGTCGTCAATAATTTTTCCATCTTCCAAGCACTTATTTTCAGAGCCTTGGCGATAGAGTGAGTCATTCACCATAAATGGATAGATTTTTTCAGTTGGGACGATGTTGTATTTATCACGACCCTCTACGATACCCATTCGCAAATAGTAAGGTCCAGTTGTACGATTAATGAACTTTAAATCTAAATCAATCTGCGCTAATGTGTCAGGATGTATGAGTCGTTTCAAAATGACGCATCCTGGTATACATCCAAAGAACCCATTTGACATATAATGTCCAGCGGCGCCTTCGCATTCTAATCCACAAGGATCTTCATTTGCTACGATAATATCATTTGTAGTAGACTTGTCTTCGATGTACCTGCAAAAGTTATCACTGATTTCGAACAACGAATCCAAGTACACGCCTCCGTAGCGATGCAACAGTTCATATCGAGCTAAATCTGCAACCTGAGCCCAACGAGATGAGTTCTTTTGGCGACCAAATTCGAGTGCTTTCTCTATGTATTCATGTGTGATTGGCAGGACATCTGCATTCCGCTCAGCATCAGACCATCGTTTATAAACGAAACCATTACGTTCTGCAACTTCCTTGACCCGATTCATCAAAAATCCACGAGGAGTAGACAGATCAAGTTCAGATCCGAACCAAACTTGATGAATAACTTTAGGAATAGCAGGTCTGCGTGGAACGTATAATGCTTCTTTGGTTATGAGCTCCTTCTCGACTGGACGCAATGTATTATACTCTTTTCTGAACATCTTACCACAAATATCCTGTGTCTTCGCATAGAATATCCCACATGTTCTTTTAACTTCCAGGAGGTCGGGATGTAAAGGGCGAGCCGGTTCGAACGTTTTTGCGTCCGGAAAATACTTCAATACTAACCGATGTACGGATTTGTGGTGTGCGTGTCCATACTCTCCTTGCTCGTTGTGAGTCAAAACAACCTTCCATGATTGCTTTGCCAAATCTGTGAGTCTGGTTTCAAACTCAGAACCTACAAATAATCTATCGGAAATAACATCATCTTCGGTGTACACATCTTTTACATTGTACATTTTGAACTGTGTGGCATTGCAGAATGACATAGTTTTTGCAAACTCTTTCGAGCGAACTGGATGTTCTGCATTCGTTGCGCAAACAACGAGCCATCCAGGTTCCCTTAATAAGTTAGCCCCACCCCACAGAAGTTCATCGTCTGGGTGTGCTACAATGAGAAGTTTATCAGCATCCATTATTTAGATACTGGAAGTATATTTAGAGTATGGCTGACGCTAAATATGACTCTGTAGTTTCAGCGGTCATATCTGCGTTTCAAAAGCGTGCTGACTTCGGAAAGGAAAAGTACGGAACCGATTTGGACCGTAAGGATTTAACTATTCTGGATTGGATTCAGCATGCTCAGGAGGAGAATATGGATGCTATTTTGTATTTAGAAAAACTCAAGCAAGAGTTTAAAACCCGTGAAGAGCGCGAGCGGCGTGTTCCTACTTAGTTGGAATAAGCTAATCCCGCCATCCCGCTCATGATACGCAGGATGTTGTAGTTCGTCGCATACACACGCACATTCCAGTTATTGTCAGTCGACTCATCGACAATGTAGTCGCCAGACAGATTCATGACAATCGTCGCAGTATCAATACGAGAGAAGTTGCAGGTTCCAGAAGGCTGCTGCTCCTCAGGCTTCAGCGCAAACGAGTACGAATAGATGGCCTGGTGACGAACTGGTTTCGTTGTTGTAGGTGTAGTGATACTACCTACCTGAGAAACATCAAATCCAGCAGGATTCATTGTACCAGTGTGGTGCTGATACACCTGGACCTTATTGAAGTAATCACCATGACGACGATCCATGCGGTCCTGGCCGTTAATCTGTATCCACTGCTCGAATATGGGTTGGTTGAAAGCTGCTGCGCTTGCCTGATTGGCATATGTATATGTGAAAGGAGTCAGACGATTTGCATCCGGACGAGGCACTCCACTGGTAGCGGCAGTTGTGGTACTATCCTTATCTGCGATCTTGCAGTTAGTGAAGCGCTCAGGCTGAACGACCCACACAAGTTCCTTGACAGGGTGGTTGAATGTCAGGTCAATACGAGTACTCGCAGCAGAAATACCCTTATCCTCATTGAACTGAACCTGCTCAATCAGGTACTCGTGAGACTCCTGTGCCATGCGACGGCGCTCATCCACATCGAGGTAAATGTAGTCAACATACAGCGCAGCGGAAGTAGGTGTGGGAGTCTTTGATGCGTTATCAAAGTTCGCAGCAATAAACTGAGGCTTGTTCCAAAGGATATTGATCTTCACCTCGTGGTACTGGAGCGCAATCAGAGGTAGAGCAGCTCCAGGATTCTTCGTGTAGAAGAAAGGTAGAGGCACATAGGTGATATTCGGATGAACCGGGCGACCGATACCAGATATACATGATGTCGTATCAGTCATTGTCATAGCACCAGCTGCTGACCCCAGACCAACCATCTGCCATAGCTTCTGGCTTGTGTTGTAATCGGAGGTCAGCGTGTCCCACAGGTACAGCCACTCACTGTACAAGCGGTCAATCAGCTGGCCACCAACTTCGAGTTCAACATAATCGAGCAAGTTGTATCCCAAACGACCCTGTTCGTTATTCCAAGAGAAAGCAGTATTATCCGTTCCATTGCGAGGTAGCTGAATACTCAAATACGTAGAATACACTAAATCGGCGTGGCGACCGAGAGTCGCGCTCTGCTTCTGACCCCACATGGGCATACCAGTCAAATTAATGCGAAAGGGCTCCATCGCAAAATTTGTATGGCGCTTGAAGAGGCCCTTCCAGAAGGTTATCTGCGGATTTCCACTCAAATATGCATCCTGAGCACCGTGAGCAACTAGTTGTAGTAGACCACCACCCATTTGTCTTTATATGTAGGAAGTTTGATTTTTTTAACGACGCGAGGAGCGACGACGAGTCTTACGACGACGGCCTCCGATCTCCTCTTGGGATTCAGGGCCACCAACACCGCCCTTACGAACCTTCATGGGCGAGAATGCCATCTTGTCTTCGGCGTCATCCTTCATACTGGGACTCGATGGCGCATCAGGCTTTACGGGAGGTCCTGGCGGTAAATAAGCACCTCCCTTCTTGTACGTCTTCTTGGCCGCCAGAATGACCTTCTTCAGACCATCACCCTTCTTGTACATACCGCGCGACTTCATCTGCTTCATCGTCTTCTTTACGTGGGTAAGCCACTTATTCGCCATATTGTATGTTTTATACCTGAGATTTTATGATTTGAAGAGGAGTTTTCGAAAGGAATTTATCACGTCATCTGGAACGCGCTCCTCCATCGGAACACCTGTCAAACAGCAATAGTGAAAATACATACAATACATGCCACATTCAGAATCCTTGTACTGGTGACGAGTCTTGTTGTAAGTTAGTACCATCGGTTTAGAATGAATGCCTGTCTTATCCCACGATTCCTTCCAACGTTTCATCAGCTTCTTGATTTCAGGTTCCGGACGCTGGGCATAAGAATCAAAATATGTAAAACGACCATATTCAAGTTCTGGACGAATATCACAATATACAGCGACCCAATGTTCGCCAGGACCTGTACTTACGTCGGTATTAAACACGATACCAATACGGTTCTTACCCTGCTTAGCAAGCTCCCGAATGTCTATCGAGCACAAAGCACTGACTAAGCACTTACCAGTTTCTGATTTTGCATCAAAGTCCATCGGAAATGTTCCAATGTGAACATAACCTTCAAAAAGTTTCTCATAACGCTTTTCAAGTTTATCAATATCCTCACTCGAGAGCCATTCTTCGGGGTTCACGCTCCACTGAGAAGGTGCCTTTGGGCGTGCCAATAATGATGTTATGATACATTCGGCCCTTCCAGTTTTACATTTGGAATGAAGACGGTGTTTTAACTCATTCCAAACTTCATCTATATTTGTTCCTTGAATAGGCGACTCTCTAGGATGTTCCTCGTTATATACATCACGCAGTCTCTTGACTTCGGCTTCATCGAAGTACATCTCCTTACTCTGAAAACGGATTTAACTTTTCAATATTAGACAGAGTATACCAAGATGTCTTCCCTAATTCCGACCCTCAAGGCTCGTCTCCAGTCCTATCGTGCGATTGACGACGAACTGCAGGAGCTGAACAAGAAGATATATACGCTTCGGTCAACGCGAAAGGATATTGAAAGTGAGATGGCTAACATTCTAAAGCACCCTGAGCTGAGTGGAATCGATGTATTGAACTTGGTTGAAGACGGGTCAGTTGTAAAAATCCAGCGTCCCGGTTGGAATAAAGCATGGGGATTGTCCAAGAAGGAACTGAAAGCGATGCTAGATTCATATTTCGAGTCTACGAGTGTCTACGGCTCCACTGATTGCTACGACTTCATTGTCAGTTCCATGAAGCCAAAACTTGTATCCACAGAGTTCAACTTCACGCGTGTAAAAAATGACTGATACAAATAATGGATGAAGAAATGAATACTGTTAGACGTTCTGAGCGCGGGAGTATTCCAACTGCGATAGTTGCTGAAAATCGACAGATAGCAGATGCAGCAGCAGCAGCAGCAGCAGTACGCAAAGATAAAAGACAACGAGAAGAGGTCGAAAGTGCCGGACGTATAATATACGGATTTAATAAACAATCACCATCGGGCATCGGCGTTCCTTTTTTACCCTCAGCGCAAGGAGTCAACCCGTACGAAGACCGAATGGGTGCTATTATTAAAACTGTATTTCCACAAGAGGTACTAGATGCGTGGCAGAAGCCTGGTCGTGCTATTTATGAAGGCTCTTCCCCGCCAACACAATGTAATAATACAATAGGACCGGCGACCAAGGATACAGTTTGCTGGTTGTGCGGTATAAAAGTCAATCTTGCTAAAACTAAGGTCAGAAATGGTATGAAGCCTATCTGCGAACATGTATTACCCATCGCACAGGCTGTATTCTTTTTAGGTTTATATTCAACTCGTACAGTTCGACCATCCGAAGGCATGCCTGCTATATCCGACGAGATTATTAGACTAGAATACGATTGGTCGCATGAGGTGTGTAATGGAGAAAAGTCGAATATCGTTTTAATAAAAGAAGTTCGCTTGGCCGATGGAACGCCTAGTTGGGCTCCAGACACTGACGCTATAACTGCCTTATTGAACAAGATTGAGAATAGTGTACGAACGGATTCTGGAACTTTAAGGAAGCTAATATCAAACACTCCTGGATGGTTAGCAGCTAGAGAGACTGCTATTTTTGCTCGCGTAAAGAAGGTTACTGATTTCATCAATCGCCCTGCAGAACCTGGGTTTGGAGACTTAACAGACCTTGCAGGATGGGCATCTCTCGTAGATCCAACCAGTATGACTGATGCGTTTTTAGAACAGATTAATGTACCTTTACCTGACCATGTTACGACTAGAACGCAGAAAAGGAGACTTAGCCAAGGTGCTCGTAGAAAACGAAATCGGAAGACGCGGCGTATTCGCAAGCATTAATCATGACGTATAATCCGTACAACTCAAAGAATCGTCTATTTAGCCAGACAGATATTCAGACGATTCTGGACACATACGGATTGAAATTTACAGTTCGAAATGTTCAACATTATCAGACCGCAATGGTACATTCATCATATGTAAAAAGAGTAGAATATACGACCCCAACAGGAGAACTGACAGAACTTTCTGTTCGACCGACCAACTGTCTGGAGCTGTTTGATGAATCATACGAAAGATTGGAACATCTCGGCGACTCAGTACTTGGGGCTTGTGTATCCACGTATTTGATGATTCGATTTCCATCTGAAAACGAAGGGTTCCTTACTGATTTGAAGAAAGAGATTGTTTGCAACGAAACGTTGGGCAAACTAAGTAAAATCATTGGACTAGAACAGTTCTATGTTATTTCTCGGCATAACGAAGACATCTGCTTCGGCCGTTCTAATGTCAAAAAACTTGGAGATATCTTGGAAGCATTCATTGGGGCTTTGTGGATGGATAGTAGCCACGATTTCCAAACAGTGTATACGTTTGTCATCTCACTGATTGAAAAGTATATTGACATTCCAAAACTATTGCTGAACAACAGAAACTATAAGGAACAGTTTCAAAAGATATATCAGTCGATGTATCATTTGACCCCTACATACACGATGGTTTCTTTGGAAAATGGCATGTACACAATGGCAGTTGTAGACCATCTTGGAAAACAACTGGGTGTTGGTACATCATCTACTAAAAAACAGGCTGAACAGTTCGCAGCAAAAGAATCCATTAAACATTTTCAAAACTAAGTGGAAATAGACATCGTCGTCTTGGAACGAGGAATGTGCCGAACAAGTAGCTCTCGCTGTGTTCCTCCAACTGACATATCATCTGCTCCCTCCGGAATTCCTTCAATCGAACGAAGTACCTCAGCTACACGCTGGGGCTGGTCAGCAAACTGTAGCAGTAGCTGGGTACGAATATAGTTTCGACGGAGAGGTGGACGGCTTGTGCGAACTGACCTGCGAATATTGCCCAGCCCAGAGCCCTCTAGTGCCAAGTCATCAATATTATTATCACGCATAAACTCCAGGACAACGCCGGATAGCTTAGTCTTCTCATCTCGAATCTTTTTGACTTCATTTTGGAGTTCGCGAATACGATCATCCATGCTGATCCACTGTTTTAGCGTGTTGCGAACTTTCTGCGTCGCATCGTCGTCCATTTAGTACCCTTATGCCGTCTCGTTGAAAGTCGTTTGCGAGCCTGTCCGACGGGCGCACGAGGTTTTGCTGCTTCCTGAATCTTATTTGAAAGACTTTGAAGATTTGAAGTTTCAGGCAGGGCTCGGTCTTTCATTTCAACCGCTCGATTCACATTTTCGTTTACTTTTGAGATATTAGATTGTACCTGATTATTGACATTTTCAAGCAGAGTTGCAATAGTTGCAATAGCTTTTACAATATCATTTGCTACCTTCTGACGCTTAACCTCCATTTTGGCTACAAATCGATTTCCTTCCATAAATATGTCGGCAATCATATCACCGGCAGGAGGGGGTATTGCTCGTAAAAACGACTCAATCGCTACTGTAAAGTCCTGACGACTGAACGCAACCATCGCAATCATAGGCCAGACTATTGCTCCATAAATCGCAGCCATGATAAGCCCGACTAAGCTGGCGTATGGTACTGGTAACAGACCCATCATAAAAGGAATCTGTTTCTGAATGGATTTAGTAATAATCTTGCCACTGGTCACCATAAAATCGAGGCCGACGCTCAAGATACTACCAAAAACAGGGATCGATTCCAAATAACTCGCAAAGAAGATAATCATAAACAGTCCACGCAACATAACGCGAGCATATGGAGATGTTACGGCATCTAGAAACCATTTGATGCGAGGACCCATCCAATCTTCACTATCGATAGCCATTGCAGGCGCCATTGAGATAGGAGTTGTAGTCGTAGCAGGTACATTTGCGTTCAAACCTTTTGCAAACGATGGTATCTTCAAACCACCATCTTGTTTGCTTTTGAACTTTTGGAGTTCTGCGTTAAATTTAGGATCCCTCCTCAATCCCAACATAACAAGATTGAATCTTTCGTCAAAATCTGGAGGAAGTGGAACCTTATTGGCTTCCAGAACATCCTTCAGACCCATTGTGTTAAAACTGATATTTAAAATAAGTATGGACATAATGACTTCAAACATTAAATGGAACTCGCAAATCGAGCGAATAATCGCTGAACAAGGGGAACGGGCGTTATGCTACACATGGCTTCATACCCAGTCTGAAAAGCGCTATTCTACATTCTATAACTATATTGCGCTACCAACCATTGTGCTATCAACGGTTGCAGGAACAGCAAGTATTGGTTCCCAAACATTATTTAAGGATCCTGTTGCGTCTAGTGTAGGGATTGGAGCGCTAAGTTTAATAGTTGGTGTCCTGAATACTGTATCTACGCACTTTGGATGGGCTAAACGTTCAGAAGCTCATCGACAGACAGCTGTTGCATATTCAAAAATCCATCGATTCATTCTGGTCGAACTATCTTTGCCTCGGCCTGAACGTATTCAAGCAGGTGATATGTTGAAAGTTGTTCGAGAACAGCTAGACAGGCTGCAAGAAACTAGCCCACAAGTTCCAGATTTTATCATTTCTAAGTTTAAAAAGTCATTTGGGTCAACTACTCCAGAGTTAAGCAAACCTGAAATTACTAACGGACTAGACCCAATCGATGTTTACGTCGAAGGTATGTCTCCAGAGGCATTCAAAACTTCCACCGCTTGTCACATTCCAGACACGCAACAAACGTCGTCATCGGCTCGTCCGCGGATCGAGTCTGAAGCTGATAATAATCACATTTAGATAGTTTCTTGCAACCTGAGCACCACATGAACATGGAAGCAGCCTGGTCTCCTTTGTAAAGTTTCTTTTCCTTCTCGATGATTCGTTCTATGACATCCTTCCATCGAGACGGACAGAGTTCCATTGCGTTCATTTCAGCTACAGCTTGAAGACTAATCTCTTTTGATTTTATTTTTTCAATCAAGTTCTGGTTATTCTTAACATAACTATCATCACCTCGCAAGTTCTCGTACAAAGTTATGGCCCTGCTGCGATACATGTTCCAAAATGTTCGATTTGACCAATCTACGTCGATACATTCTTTTGTTGCTCGTTCTACCAGTGCTTGAAGCATACGAAGTTCAAACTCAGTTGCTTCCTGTTCATCCTCGAAAATTTCTGTAAAGTTTTCAATAACCTTTTCGCGAATAGCACATGATACAAAGACATCTCGAGTCTTTACAGTTGCTACTTTAGCAGGGCGTGAGACTGGAACTGGAATATCGACAGATTCTTCGTCGTCCAAAGTTTCTACTTCGTGTTCCTCTTCCTCAACTTCATCTGCAATCGCTTCGTCATCCTCGTCAACTGCGAATGTCCACTCTTGGTACAGTGTCTCGTAATCATCCGCACGCAAATCGACATAGTTTGATACTGGAAGCTCATATTCATCCTGATTATCGTTTTCGGTTGACAGAACAATAATCGGGCTGGTATACGCTTCTTCATCGTATGGAGCCGGTAGCATGTGTGTATTCTCATCATCTTCAGACGTTGATGCGAATATAGTTAGCCATCTGGACTCGTTGGTAGGGTCCTGTAGCTTGCCTTGAAACTGAATGGTTTGAAGCTTGTACTTTTTACGAATCCATTCAAGAACATCAGCAGTCTTCGCAGGAATCTGTAGGTCCGAAACGTTCCCGTTCAGGGCAATGACTACTCCGTATGTCATTCTTAGATTCTACAGTCTTCGAATCTTTAGGTCCGTTTTTTACGAAGAAAACGGATTATATTATATCGACGAATAATACAGCAAAATGTCAAGTAAGTACATCCCCCCTGCATTGCGTAATAAGAAGGGCGAAGAGCCTGTCAAAAAACTACCAAGCATCGACGAGTTTCCTTCACTTGGTTCATCGACTGTACGTACGAAGACTGGATTTGCTCCGACTAGATCATTTGCGGTTCTAGCAAGTGAATGGAATGAGCACGCAGAAGATGAAAAGATTAAAAACGAAACTCAGGATTTGATGTCTCGCCGTGAAGCTAACGTTCGGGAACGTGATGCCAGAAATGTAGTTACGTTCCGACAGACGGAAGAGCAAGATAATAGTTATTACCTAGCCGAAAACATTGAAGCAGAGCAGGATACTACTGACGACTGGACTACCATCGAGAAGAAGCCTAAGCGAGAGTTTAGTATCGAAGAAAAAATGGCACGAGATATTCGCCATGAAGCCGAAGAGAAGGCTATGGAAGATAGTAGTGTTTGGAATGTTCAGCACGGAGACGATTGGGATTACCGAGATCGCCGAACAACTCACTGAACGGCTTGTCCTGAACTTTTAGCGTACTGAATCATCTTCCAAATATATTCTCGAATCGTAGCACCCATCGATTGAACTACCATCCAATACTGAAGGGCATATTTTTGTCCGAATGTCCACCCATAGTAGATGGCAGCTGCCGATAGTAGCAAATAGATAATACCATTCAATACATCTGTCCAAGATGTACCCTGTCTGGCATTCAATGTCTTTGTAGGTGGACGAACAGGATTCACAGGAGCCCCTTCCATTTATGTAATAATGACTATTTTGTATATAATAAGTAATATGGATCTCGAAACCACCTATGCGGTTTCATACAGCATGCTGATACTAGCAATCGTTGGGGCCTTGCTGTTTTCTGCCCGTCCAGCTGGACCCCCGAGTGCCCCACTAACCGATTCATTGCCAAACACAGATACCGTAAAAAAATACGGTCGCTTTATTGGCATGGGTATTCCATTCGTGCTTCTAGTGGGTGGTCCCTTGATTGACATCTATAACCATGAGTTCAAGTATGCGAGTGTTAGCGTTGTAGGAGCTATCGCAATGGGTTTGGGCTTCCTATTTCAGCGTGTCATTCGCGGACCTGACGCTTTCCTTTCCAGCACAACAGTTGCAACCGCTGCCATGATAACGTTTTTATTACATGATATATGGATTCAGTCGAGCGCATATAACTTCCAGTTGATTTCTACATTACTGGGAGTGCTCGTCATGGTATTACAGCTCGTGCATAGCTCATCAGGGCCCGTGTTTTCGAGTTCCCTGTTGAACGATTTATCCGGTGCTGGTTTGGGTGTTGGACTGGGTGCTCTTGGATGGGCGTTCTTCTGGACATTTTACCGCACGCGCCTCCCAAATAGCGTTCTATCGAATAAGTCTAAAGAGAAGAAATAGACCGCAGAGCATTACGTAGAATACGATAGTAATGTACCATGGCACTTCCTGAATGTTTTTCAGTATAAATTTGGGACCCTGCATCGCTGTACGCAATAACAACAATCGTGGGAACCAACTTTACACCTAGTTTTTGAGCAAGACCATCGGCATCGTCGTGTGTATTGACAGTAATCCACCTAACTTGACCAAACTCTTCCTTAAGGTCCTCGACTGCTGGCTTGATAACCTTGCAGGGACCGCAAGTAGGCGACCAGAAATGATACGCTACAACACTCATTCTTGATTATTATCTACGATGATATGTGAAGATGCTACGAGACGATATAGGGTGGATCTGTGTAGCTTCTGTTTTACTACTTCAGTTCCGTTTTTCTTACATGTTTTCCCATATGCCTGTATGACAGCAATGTGAAGCGCTTCTTTATCAATCTTATCCAAGTTTGACATACACCAACTCACGAGTTCAGACTCTGTTATCGGAGGACCCATGAGTTGCAACGGGGACCCTTCAATCTTCTTTATTTCAACAGGAACAGGAACAGCTTTCTTACCGTCCAGCACTTCTACTGCCATCTGGTCAACAGTTGCATTATGACGACTGTACTCATCATCTCCTCCGGTGTGTGCCTTTACCCAGTTAATCGAATGAGACTGAAATAAAATAAGACGACCGCTAATCTTTTCAATCAAATCACGGTTTGCAACTGGTTTACCCTCTGCTGTCTTCCAGCCCTTCTTAATCCAACCTGGAATCCACTTAGTTATACAGTTCCGAGAGTAATCGGAATCGGTGTAGACGAATAGGTCCACATCCGACGCGGTGAAGGACGATAACGCTTTCTCGACGCACGAAAGGATCGCGAGGAGTTCACCCCGGTTGTTCGTCTGTGGCTGGTCGTCCGGAACCCGTTCAGCGTGAGAAAGCGATACATGCTCTGGAAAGTAATAGGCGTACGAGGCGCGGGCTCCCTTCTTACCGTTATTACTACAAGCTCCATCTGTATACGCTACTACCTTCATATAATATCTATGCGGGGTTTATGAATATGATTATTAATCCGTTTCATAATACATCGGCTCATTATAGCAGATTGTAGCTGTGTTGGGTCTTCAATGTGGAACCATACGCGACATTTGAAAGAACGCTGTTCCAAGGACCGACGCAATACCTGCTGGCACGAAAATGTCAAAAACTCAGAATGAAGAACTAACAAAATACGAAAGCGAGAGCTGGATTTACGAGTAATCCAATCTTCGAACCACGGTGAAAATGTTTCGACAGAATGTAGTTTAGCAGCATCCACTACTTCAAACTCACACGAAGCCCTATGCTGAGATTTGTATGCGTTCCAGATTTGAAGCGTTTGAGAATCATTCAGAGCCTCAAACAGGATATAATGCGGTGGAGGAAACTGAAGAGCCATTATGATGACACATAAAATACTATGTAAACGGGCTACTAGGCGTCGGGGACGGGTGCGACGATCTTCTTAATGGGCATTCCGGCATCCACAATATACAGCGAGTTTTCAGTCATAATAATGTAGCACGATTCGCACTTGTACACGTTCTGAATCGTGGAGGTATACTCCTCATTTGACTTCACAAGAAACTTTGTATTATCAGGCTGGACTCCAATACAGCATGTCTTCTCAACACTCATGCGATAGTAATCAAGATAAATAGGCTTATCCTGTTCAATCGCAACCTGTGAGGCCCGAAGTAATACACTGGCGGGAGGGAGGCTCATTTACTTTATGCGATTCTCTTATTGAACAAGTTTGAACGCGTCTTCCAGTTTAAAACGGGAACGCATGTTCAGTGATGGCACCTCTGTTTTATCAGTCGCCAGAATTCGCTTGATTGAAGTCGCCAAGAACGTCCGAAGAGACAACGATTTTGATAGTTTTGCAGTTTCGTATAAGAACATAGCATACTGTCCAACGTTCTCCTCGGTCTGTGCAGTTCTCGGCTGCTTAGAAACATCATTCAGCTCATTTAAAACATCCTGCAAACCAGACTTGACACACTCATCACTAACCAAACTTCGCAGAGATAGCTCCATCATAAACTTAGCATATCCTCGTCTCTTTTCTTTTTGATTTGTCCACTCAATGACCTTGTTATCAAAGTCTGCGTCGGAACCTGACGGGAACGTCAATGTTTCATTCATGTTATACAGTTTTGGAAACATCTGTACTTGAGCCTGAATGTCCTCCCGCATATCAGGGATTGCTACAGTAATAATACGTGCGCTTTCAGCCATGACCGATGCATATGCATGCTGAGTTATTGCCTTGTCAAAAAGCAAGGTAGCAATACGTAATCGGAACTGTTCATCTCGTTTTTGAATAAGCTCAATCGCGTCCTTCGATAGCTTGTCCATTGAAGATACGGTAATCTTATTGAAAATACTAAAAATATCAGAATACTCTGGATCCTCTCGTTCCTTTACGCGACGAACGATATCTATCAGCATTCGCTCCCGCCAGTTATCAGCTGCGGGCTTCTTGGGGTGGAATGTCTTATTTGAAGGCTTGTGAAATGGTTTGAAGAACATTGGCGTAATACGTAGACGAGCAATATTATCTTGCACGATTTGGGGAAGTGGAAGCTTCGCCATATCGCGAAAAGAATAAATCATAGATGCCATGGTTCTTATTCATATACTGTGTGAAAACGAATCAGTTTCATCTACACAGTAATCAATAATACTTAAGTATAAATGGGGGACTATACCACAAGATTCCAGTATTCTTGGATGTTGTGGTACCACGACCCTGAAAATAAGGATTACTCCTTAGAAAGCTACGTGAAGGTAGCAGATGTGTCTACTCCACAACAGTTCTGGACTGTTGTTGATTCAATCTCGAAGGAAGCATGGGAGTCAGGAATGTTCTTCTTTATGCGTCGAGGTTTCAATCCTCTTTGGGATTCTCCTGAGAATGAAGCAGGAGGTTCTTGGTCGAAGAAGGTTGAAGCGTCTACGGTTTACGATACATTCGTAGATTTGATGGTACATTGCGTATCCAATGAAATGTTTACGAGTCGTCCAGAGACACTGGCAGGTGTCACAGTCTCCCCGAAGGGCCCTTTCTCGATTGTAAAAGTATGGAACACAACAACTGCTGTTTCCCAAAAGAATGTTCTAAATCAAAATATGAAAGGATTTAAAGTAGGAGATGACGTTACGTACACCGCACATAAATCTCGTCCAAAGTAGTAGTAATGTCGCTTCGTAGAATAATTGCAGAAAACTTAGAGTCGATCTTCCGATTCGTCTACAAATGGGTTTCAGAAAAGGACGAAGTTCTTGGGGAAATCATGCGGGCGCTTCATCTATTTATATTTTGGACATTGCTTGTACTTGTTATAGTATCGCATACGGTATATCCTGTTTTTTGGTTTCAAGCAGCTATATTTTCACTTATTTTCATAATTTGGATACAACATATACTTTTGAAGACCTGTGTTTTGACGTCAATTGAACTAAAGCTACTTGGGGCAGATAAACCAATAATGATAGATTCATTATTGTACGTTTTTGGTATACCAGTTCAAAAAGAATCACGCATCGGAATCACGATTATGCTGAGCTCCGCGAGTGTCCTGTTTTTAGGACTGGAACTAATAGCAAGATGTTTGATGTACGGTAGATGCTTAGTAGGCGCATCAACGTGGATTTAGGCACTGCAAGGCATGAGTGCTAGCTTCACATCTCCCAAGTTGGCAACTACATATCGGATCAACATGAACCAATCGTTCTTCATATGAATCTCCAAGTTATTGCAAAGATTTGTACACTTTGTGAACAGCACCAAATGTGGTAGAGAGAACAATCCGGTTACGATTTCATCATTTACCTTCTTCTGGATGCTGAAGTCGTTCTCCGAATCTCCCATGACTGTAGTACGAGACGCAAAATGTCCCTTGCAACCAAACGTCAGTGATGACCCGACATTCTTGATTTCAACCGTCTTGGCACCGAGCAGTGTCATATCACGGCAGATCTTCTGGAAATCAAGGGATGGCATGGTAACGTGTGCAGAAAACTCGGTTTCCGGTAGCTGGATGTCAGGCTCATCACGATCAAGTAGATTGAGCTTGTAGCGAGTTACCTGTTTCTTCTCACCGTCCTCCAGTAGAATACCGAGCGTATTCGGGTCATTGTTCTCTACGTAAAATGTTATAGTATCATCATTCGTCGCCGTCTTAATGATACGATACAGGTGATCGGTATTGACACCAATAATGAACTTCTGGGCGGTATGATTATACGCATACTTTTCGAACTTGTCGGAATACAGTCGAAGGTGGACAAGAACCGTACGTGTATTGTCCATCGCAACCATCCGGATACCTTCAGAATCAAAAAGCAGACTCATCTCGACCAGAATGCACTTTAGAGCCTCTACCAGTGTACGAATGGCTCCCGTTTGTACAGTCTTTGCCTCTACAAGGTAATCGACCATTTTATGAGTTATGGATCGTTCGTTTAAAATACTTACTTACGACGCTTCATCGTCGCACTCTTCTTGCGAGATACAATACGACCAGCCTTATTGTACTTCAAGTTGCTCTTCGTAAGACCACCCTTGGTGTGGTGAGCTGTCCCATGCATAACCTGTGCGCGGGAGCCAACCTTACGAGTCTTGTCGGGCATTTGTATGTTTAGGAATCTTTTTTTTGGTAAAAGTATATACTAACGCAATATAAATGTTGAAATTTGTCAAGCGTCAAATACAAGCAGTACAACCAATATATATACCTCCCGATAAACAGACTGTATTATTTATGTGTTTTCCAAGGAATAGTAGTTCCGTTGTTATTTCGAAATGGAACGGTCATACACTCAGAAATGGAGAATCTGGAACCGGAGGAACACAACAGTCTATAATATTGATAGCCGAATCATTAGCGGCGCGAGGCTATAATGTATTTGTAGGATGTGATACATGTATTGAGAACACGACCGTAAATGGAGTTCAATATATTTCGTTGATATCAATATACAATTTAGAGGACAAAGTTGACATTCTAGTTATAACTCCGTGGATTGATCCAACCATTCTATACAGATGGTCAAACTTAAAAACACTAGTATTTTGGTGTCATACAAAACAGTTTGGATTAGAAGATATGTTTAAAAACTTAAAAACAATGTATCCAAAATGTCGAAGAGTCGTTAATACTATTACAAGTTTCACGAAATCGTTCTTAGATAGATGTGTTCCATATTATAGAAATTATTTCGATAAAGTAGTATTTATTCGAAATCCAGTATTACAAAGTACATCTAATGACCAAAAGATACCGCATTCGTTTATATTTCATACATCGTTTGATAGAGGAGGTCATCTAATGTACAAAGCATACAAGGGTCTTACATTTGAAGATAAATCATTGGTAGTTTGTTCGTATAATCCTTGGGTAGTCGATGATATTATAGGATGCAAAATGAAGTCTATGTCAAAATATCAGTTGTATAATACACTTAGCTCAACAGAATACTACGTTTACCCAGGTGTCGGCGTTGGTGATAAATATCTTCTCATAAAAGAAACCGATTGTTGTGCGGTAGCCGAAGCACTCTTACATGAAGTCATTGTATTTGCATTTCCGGTTGGAGCATTAGTAGAAAACTTTGGAGATTGTGTTGTATGGATACCATTTCCTTCAAATGCGAATATGGAACTAATACGCAATCCTGAGGATTCACGTAATCCAGAACTGTTTTCAGGCGAAGTTGTGTCATCTATTCAGAAGCTGATTTATGAGATAGATTCTGATACCGAACGCAAAAATGATATCAAAAGAAGAGGAAAGGAACTAATACTCAAACAACGTAATATTAATACAATAGTTGATGAGTTTATTTCTATATTTTAATATGTAACTATATAAAAATGAAATACAGTATTTTGATTACTTCTTATGAATGTTATGGAAAAGGGGCTGACTTGCTGAAAGAAAGTCTATTAAATGTATTCAGTCAAACATATCGACCTATACAGTGTATTGTATCTGACCATAGTAAAGATGATGTAATAAAAGAAATGATAAGCACTTTAGACACAAACGGTGTAGAGTTTTTATATCTGAAATATTCAGAACATTATGGAAACCCTTGTCATAACTGGAATAACGCATTAAAATATTGCACAGGTGATTACATTCACTATTTAGCGATGGATGACAGGCTTGCATGTCCAAATGTTGTTCAGGAAACTGTTAGTTTTATGGAAACGTCAAATGCTAAATGGATTGCGTGTTCACATATAATAGACCCGACAGGTTATAGATTCACACCAACTTGGAATAATAATATTCTACATGGTAACAACACGATATCGGGACCATCGGCGGTTGTATTAGATAAATCGTTAAAACACATTAATCTTGATCCAACTTTTATTTGGTTTCTAGATTTAGATTGGTATTATAGACTATATAAAGAAGCAGGAAAGCCGACTATTTACGATAATGTACTGTTTATTAACAGATTCCATAGTTTGCAGCTAACAAATATAGTATGTAATAGAGAAAGACAGGAACACGAAGCATATTTATTGCGTGTGAAGTACGGAAATCCACTACCATATAGTAGTTAAATTAATCAACTATTAGAACTCCACTTCTTTCATTTAGATATATGATGGATACTCTGAAAGTTTCATCCATTCATTTAATACTTCTATTTCATTTTTATCTACAATGCCGTTATCTGCTAATAATCTATACATATCCTGAATCGAAGCATCCCCATTCGTATTTAATAGTTCAATAACCTTATCTGCAGTTTCATACATCATAATCTCGCTTTCGTAGTCCTCTGATAAATCGTGAGCATTTCGATATTGTATTGCAGACGGCTGTGTGAATTTTATAGTTTTATCATTTTTCCATAACTGGTATAAGGCTACGAATCCGCGAAGAATATCTGTATAACGGAATGTAACACTTACTGGTAAATACATTGCATAAAACATTGATGGATCAACCCAAAATGTATTTTGTGAATTGAAAGGACATATAGAACCTTTGCCAAGCGCGATGTCATAATCAATAGTTTTTTCAAAATTAAATGGCTCGTTCTGAATATTTATTCTGTAGTATGCATCTACGTCGGGATCATTATTAACAAGTCCTTGAATAACTGCATATGATAATGTAGGTTTATCGCTTACGACTGGAATAACATCTATGCTTGAATGTTTCGGAGGTATTCCTCTCGGCCAAATATTCTCATTAGTAAAACATTTGTATATATTTACGAATCCTAAAGTAGTACTCGTTTTCATAGCTCGATTATCATTAAATGTATTAATATCTTCAGTAAATTGATTGTCGTCATCGGTATCGTAAATTATATCATAATTATTCTTGATAGCATAAAGGTATCCAAACATTTTACGTGTATATGATTTCAGTGGAATTAAATCATATATTGACGGAAACATTTCTTTCTGTTCGTCTAAGCCTAAGTATATACATTTGATATTTTTGTAAGCATCATCGCTTGTTTTTGAGTCGCCCACGATAATAATATCCCAATCTGGTACATTCGTGTAATGTATTATCTGTGATGTTGGGTTGTTAATCGTTGTTATTACTATGCATTTTTTCTTTTTAAACAGTTTATTATATAATTTATCGAATGTATATATAATATCTAAATTTTTAAACTTATCATAATATTCTTCCTTGTAACTAGGTTGTGTTAAATAGTTATAATAAGCCTTTGCTTTATGTGAGCTGTTGCCATTCATATGATTCTGTAGTTTCGTTGTTTGAGTTTCAGTTGAATCATGCTCAGAAATAAATCCATGAGATAAGCAAGCACGTTTGCAATTATCAACATATTGCTTAACATTTTGATTGTGATAATGTACTACGATTAGATCGCTTTTATTATAATTATCTGAATCATATCCCGAAACTAGTATCCCAGAATGGGCGCCTAAGTCACAATATTCAAATGTGTGTGAATAAAAAAATACTTTATAGTTGGGTCTAAACTCAGGCTGATGAAATGTTGTAGATTCTAATGGATTAGTGTAATGTATTCGTGGAGCACTATCTAGATAGTACAATATTCTATACTTATTTCCATTAATATCAAGTGAATTTATAGATTCTAATATCTCTTCTTTATCAATAGAAATATTGTTTGTATTTTTATCGTAACGACCAATAAATTCGTCGGTGTCTAATTTTATGAGAAAATCACATTGATTCTTTAAAGAGTGCATAACAGATGTGATTGTGTCTGCAAGATTATTCAAGTTAGATAAAGGGTTTTTATAAAATGTAATTCCTAAATTTTCAATCGTCTTATAATAATTTAACACATCAATATCATCACTATCGTCTATTATGTGCAAATTATCATATCCAAATATTTCACCATGATAGTCGATCCAGTGTTTGATTAAATATTTTTCATTTTTGGTCATGAGAATAATCTTCATTTTTTTAGTATACGATTGATGTTTTGAATCTGAATATCGTAACAGCTTTAATCGATTACAAACGACCTGCATTTATATTATATCACAAAATTGAATGTAAATCTTTACGCTCAATTTTGGGTTTCCCCGTTTTGTATATTAATATTTAACCTATTGCTTAGTTGCTGTACGCTAGACCACCCATGCCGCTCATCACGCGGAGCACGTTGTAGTTCAGCGCATACACGCGCACCTGGGCCGTGCGGGCACCAACAACCGTGTTGATGGACACCGTCAGCTGGAGCGTCGCCTTGTCGATGCGCGAGAAGTTGCACGTGCCGGAAGGCTGGTGCTCCTCGGGGCGCAGGGCGAAGGAGTACACGTTGATGCCCGTCGTAGGCGTGCGAGTGTGGTGCTGGAAGGGCTGCACGCGGTCGAAGTAGGCACCCTCACGTTCCGTGAAACGGTCCTGGCCATTGAGCTGGAGCTTGGCAACCTCCACGGGGTTCTTGCCCTCGCAGCGGACACCGGAGTCGAGGATAACCTTGGCGAGCAGGTAGTTCACACCTGACTCGAACTCCAGGAAACCACCAGTATCCAGCGTGTCCGCACCGTAGAGCGACGACGCCTGCGTCGCACCCTGTCCCATGAGCTGGGTCGCGTTGGCGGCCAAATTGGGGTACGCGGCGCCACCAGCAACACCAGCATTCGCGTTGGCGCTAGTCGAGGCCGCCTGCGACAGCAGGGACATGATCATGCCCTCCGTGCTGAAGTCGTCGGAGTAGTTGAAAGGCTGGGGGCCACCGACCGAGGCAATCCACGCAGGGTTCGAGCAATCCACGAACGAGTCGCGCTGCACCACCCAGAAGAGCTCCTTCACGGGGTGGTTAAAGTTCAGCTGGATCTTGTTGGAAGACGACGTGATCGACTCGGCGCCAGTGTACTGCACCTGCTCGATGAGGTACTCGTGGCTCTGCTGGGCGAAACGGCGGCGCTCCTCGGTGTCCAGGTACACGTAGTCAACATACAGCGACGCGGCGGCGAGCGACTGGGCCGTGGGGGTCGCCTTGGCAGTACCAAGAGTCTCCTCGTAGTAGCAGCAGTTCTGCCACGTCTCGAAGTCGACGTTAATGCGCACCTCGTGGTACTGGAGCGCAATCAGGGGAATCGCCAGACCAGGGTTGCGGCAGAACCAGAACTGCAGAGGAATGTACAGCGTCTTCGCGGGCGTTCCCTTGCGAGGCACGCACGAGATCGTCGTCTCAGACGCCGCGCAGGTCGCATCCAGGGCAATACCACTCGCGCGCTTGGTCAGCACGAGGTCGTGGGTGTTTCCGATGATCGAGTCGAGCGCCGTAATGGTACCCGCCTCCGTGGAGAGCTGGGTCCAGATCTGCATCCAGTCACCGTACTGGCGATCGATGCGCTGGCCACCGATTTCAACCTCCACCTGCTTGATGAGGCGGTGGCCGATGTAGTTTAGCCAGCGGAAGCCCGCGCTCGAGGTGGAATTCGAGAAGGTAGCACCTGCCGTAAGGTCAATCTGGGGGAGCACAACCTGGACGTACGTCTTGTACATCAGGTCGGCATTGCGGTTAATCACAGCCGTCACGCGCTTGTTGAAGTCGGCCTGGCCGTTGAAGGTAACTTCAATAGACTCCACTGCGAAGTTGGTATGGCGCTTGTACAGCACCTTCCAGAAGGTAATCTGGGGATTACCGGAGATGTAGATGTCCTGTGCACCGTACGACACGAGCTGCATAAGACCCAAAAACCCATACTGATAACTCCCTGCGAATTACCAGTATATTTAAGCTCTCCTTCTTACACGGATGATATCGTGTAAAAATTCCTCTTAAATGTCTCCTCTCGGAGTGGTTGGACTGTATCTTAAGCCTGCGTACTCGCAAGCCCACTACCATTCAGTCTCTGAACTGCATCCATCGGTCGTAAACCATTAGGACTTGGCTGCGGATTATCCCTACTCATATCGTTTTTACCATGCCACACAAGTTTCCCTGTGGTTCCGTCATCTCTTTTTCAAGGATGAGGTGGTAGATATAGTTTCCGGGACGTTCCCGCAATTTGATAGTGTCGCCCTGGTATATCATCAGACTAGCATTACCTTTATCGTAATACTATTGGCGGCAGTTCTTACCGCCCATTTTGTGTTTATACTATACGATTAGAAAATTTTATTTGGCATTTTATCCTCGCGCCCTCGACAACTAACTTTCGATGCTCGATCGCGTCCTCCAATGTCTTATGCCAAGATTTGTGTTTAAAATCGTGTCTATTTATTCTGATCATGAATCCATTGGTATATTTTGTTATATACAACTCTCCAGTTGTTTTGTTAGTAGCCCAAGCGGTAGCTTTCCTGTTAGCATTGTTCTCTAATTTGTCTACCCATCTCAGGTTGGTGTAATGATTATTTTTTACATTTCTATCTATGTGGTCTACTTCACTTCTGGCAAGATCATCTGAGTTATGACAGAATGCAGTGGCGACTAATCGATGTACTCGGAACCAGTATTTCTTTCTATCACCCAATTTTCGCAATCCTATATGTTTGTATCCATCTTTATCTACATTCGGAGTAAGTATCCTTTTGAATTTCTTACTCCTAATATCACCTTGTTCGTTTATTTCATACTCAAATTCCAGTATATCCTTCCATTCAGTCATTTTATTATCACCCTAATTGCTATCTAAAATCCGTTTCACTAAGTATAAATGAACGTGTGGTTTTTGCCGACCTCGAATCCCATTCTCAATACGTTCCTTCGTTCTATAGTGTTGATTTTATTTATGATATTCGGTTTGAATAGCAGTTGGTACTCAGCATACT